CTGGGATACTCCAGAAACTGCTATAAAAAAAGATGTATTTAAGATGCAAAAGGCAAAAGAAAAGGGCTATAAAATAATTAGAATATTACAACAAGATGTATATAAAAATAACGACGAGTGGTTAAATGAAAACCTTCTATCAGAAATTAACAATCCTGATAGAACAGATATATTTATATCATCTATAGACAATATTTATGACGACCATATAAAACTATTAGAAAATGGTGTTAGTATTGTGCTAGATGATTCTGATATTTCAGATGGGGATAATATTGTAGAAGAGTAAAAAGAAAATATTAACTACGAAGGATCGTCTTCCTTCCTGTCTTCAACATCCATCTGATTTTCAGAACTCTCTTCGTACATAGCAATTCCTATTTCATCACACCAATTATCAAAATCATCTAGTTGCTCTGATAAAAATTTTTCTGTAAAATCAAGTACATCCTCAAGTTCGGCATCTTCCCTATATGACATAAATGAACTAACAGAAAACGCAATGTTTTTACCAGCAAACCATAAAAGCATCTCAATTTCTGAGGTCATATATTCACTAAATTCCTCCTTAAATATATTTATATATGCATGGCCAAAGTCCATGCCTACATCGCTCGCTAAGTGCATATTAAAGTAATTACTGCCCCATAATGCTGATATACGTTCTTTATAATGTGTAATAAGGGATTCTCTAACTAACTCAAACTTCTGCTGATAAGACATTTATATGATATATAATTATATCATTTAGACCGCAGAACATTTCAAACCTGTAGTTAATCAATATATCTCTTATTATTTATAATCCTTGATATTGACGCCCTGCTACTATTGAATTTTTCGGCTAGTTGAATTCCTGTAAGGTTATCTGGATTTTCTCTAATATATTGTATATCTTCTGGTAATAATTTACGTTTAATCGCTTTTATTTTATCAATATGTTGTTTAGATTTAGATTTGCCAGATAAAGCCTTACTTAATTTTTCACCCGTTTCTTTTGATACTACTCTTCCAGTTAATGCTAACCGTAATTTCTCAATAGTTTCAGGCTTTTTAGAAACACCAGTAGATGCTTTTCTGAGTTTTTCTCTGGTTTCTTCACTACAACCATGACCCATAAGACCTTCTGAAATTCTTTTTCGTGTCTCCTCATCTGGAAATTTTCCAGTGCTTGATACCCGCAGTCGTTCTATTGTCTCAGGTGTATGTTTATAATTTTTTATGCCTTGCCCCCCTATTGTCATATTATAGCCATTTTCTCCAAATGTATTAAATTCTTTTATATATTTCATCTCAAGGTCATTCAATTCAGTATTGTCGCAGACACATATTAATGTGAAATCAAAGTTTTCAACTCCGTGCTTTCTAATTGCTCTGTATAAGTATTGTGTTGAATTCTCCTTTCTAGCATTACTTTTATGAGTAGTAAATCGTCGCTTCGGATTATCTTTACAATATTGTCCCACATACGATTTACCATCGATTCTATTAATTATACGATAAATACACCCCATCTAGTATTAGTTTCGTAAGAAAAATCTAAGTCAATTTTAATCCTTTCTGCCACTTTTAAATTTTAACAGATATAAATATCTTCCAAGCAACAGAAGTCCCCCTCAATCATCCAGAATCAAACACTTGATCGTACTAATATTCGGTTCAATATATGCCTGGTGTTTCTCCCTACACTTCGCCAAAAACTGCTCGTCACTCAACACCACCGACTTACGGAAATGATTGTCCAGAACCATCTCGGCAATGTAATCCAAATTCTCCACGCCCTTCAACTCCAGTAGCTCCCCCGTACGAATATTATGGATCATAAATCGCCTCCTACCCTTCACATTATATTCTGTCCTCTGCCATAGCCACGCATACAGGGCCAGTTGTACAAAGTGTTCTTCCTTCAAAAACGCCACACACTTCAACTCCCACAGCGCCTTACTATCCACCAAATCGGCGCGGCCACAGACCTCCACATTCTTCCCGTGAAAATCATACCGCTCTTCATCCAGAGTATACTCAAACTCTGACGCGTCGTTCTGCTCTCCAATCGTATCCTTTAACACTCCATACAAGCGCTCAATGGTTTCCACCGAGAACCACTTATATTCCTTAATCTGCGCAATTTTGTGGATATAGCCAGAAATATAAGCCGAATACACATTCGCCAACTTCAAATAATCCGCCGCCCCCGAAGGCACTTTCAAGACACTCTGAATTTTCTCCTTCATGAACCGCATCTCCTCCGATTTATTGAACATCATGGCGCGCGAAAAATGGTCCTGTAAATCCCTCAAGATACTTATGCTCCCCGTCAAGCGATGCTCGTAAATCGTGGGAATCGCAATTCCATTCAACTCGTACACCATCTCAACGAGCCCCTCGGCCGTCTGGATAGAATCAGGAATATCAACATTTACATACGGCCCCCGAACAACCTCCATCTTACACAATTCCACAATACGCCCAAGCAATTCGTCAGGAATAAACCGCGTCAAATCCGTCACTCGGCGCATCCGCGTATCATCCTTTTGCTCAATCTCCAGCACCTCCGAGGCTCCCCCACGATCCAACTCCACCCTCTTCACTGCTGGGCCAAACTTATCCTTCTTGACAAATGTAAAAGGGGTTGATTTATTGTCTTCGGCGCATACGTACAGACGCTCCATAGCGCGAGTAATTGCCACGTACATCGCATTAGGACAAATCGCGGTATCTTTCTCTTTTTCATAAAACGTGAAATAATTCGCGTTGAAATTGTACACGAACACAACCTTCCGCTCCAGCCCCTTACTCTGATGGAAACTGGAAAACACCACCTTGTTCACTAGCGCCTCGTCGCGCAACTCAGAATCATCTGAAATAGGCACATAGCAAGGGATTCCGCGCTTCACCAGCGTATTCTCCAGAATCTTGATGGGATTGTGTTCGTTGTGCGTGCGCACCGAAGGTGCCAGGATGAAAATGTCGTCTGGCTTATAAATAGTCAATAAATCCATGATCTGCTTGTAAACATATTCCGGCACCTTGAAGAAAATATTCCCCGTGATATATTCAACGGGAACGGCAGACTCTTTTACACTTTTCATCCTAGGATACCCGAGAACGACCTCGTTGATAAAATACTCCATCGGCCGCGTAATTCTGTAACTCGTCCGAAGATTCCGCTTTTTCCATTCATAAGGGGAAGTATACAATTGTTCGGCCATTGTGAGAAATCGCAGATCCGCTCCCTTTTGCGGAAAATCGTAGATACACTGCATATTATCTCCGAGTACGAGAAGTTGTGAGGTCATCTTATTCATATCGGTGAGCGCCTTGTGGATGAACTGGAAATACAAGGGCGTCATATCCTGTGTCTCGTCCATGATGACAATATTGGGGCGAAAATTGTTCTTCAAAGGCATGTTCATTGTCATAATGAGGTTGAGGTCGGCGTCAGTCACGCACTGCGATTTGTAATGCGCCACGCCGAAAGAATGGTAGCTATGTACTTCGATGTTCGTCAGACCTAGAGCACGCACACGTTCGCGCGTCTCCGCCTTCAGCCGTGAATTGTATGTAAAAAGGGTAATCTTCTTATCTGGCACCGCCAGTGCTAGGAATAGAACTGTAGTTGTCTTACCAGAACCAGCTACGGCATCTACTAATACATTGAACCCTCCTTTTACACAGTCTATGATTTCCTGTTGTTCTGGAGATGGTCTAAGCATTATATATTATACGGGCTGACGGTTTAGACCAGGTCAGACAGGTCCCTTTTACTCAAACTCGTATTCCTTCTCGCGCAACCTCTGGATTGTAAAAGGAATTTCAATCAGCGTGGATCCAATGAATTGCGGAATAATAAATTGGAGTTGCATGGTGAGCGTGGTGAAGAACTGGGTTACTTGGAGAACCTGCATAATAAATGGCTCGGCCAAGACGACAATATACGTCCACTTTTTACTGAAGGGTACTTTCGGTACCGCCCGATTCCAAATATAAGAATGAAGATTATTTGTCATTGCGTACAAATAATAGGTGTTCATCACGGCAGAAACGAAACTCACGCAATACATGAGAATAACTCTTTGCCAAGTATCCAGGCGTATTCCGATGAAGGTCGTGGTATTGGAATCATCTGTCCCTGGGCCAAAGTGGAGGAACTGCGTGGTGAATCCACCCTCCTTGCCGATAAAGACAATGTAGAGGGTCAAATATATTCCGGAAATTCCGAGAATCGTCTTCGGCGACTCCAGCGCGGTGCCGAGTCTTTCTAGGCGCGTCTTGGGTTTCTTATCCTCGGCAGGCGCAGAATCATTCACTAAGAGTGGCTCCATGGAGTAAATTATGGAAAGTAGTTTATACCAACTATCAAATCTAGCATTCTTAATTTTGGCATTTGATGGTAGATGAAACCTGTAAAATGGGTTTTGTGTATAGTTCTCTTAGCCTCTATAACAATTCTTCTGTACCAGGCAAGTTCTTCTAAAAAATATACGATTGGTCCTTCAAATATTCACGGAAAGGGTGTTATATCTGGGCGAAGAATACAGGCAGGCGAAAGAATAGGAATCGCGTTCACTTGGAATGTAAAAACACACAAATTATTCATTACGCCCGACTTTGGCGTTTTTCTTAACCACAAGGTAAAATCAAATTCCCGTTTTACAATGGTTAAGCAGGGAGATATAGAAATTTATTATTCGGTTGCTATTCAAACAATCGGCGCAGGTGAAGAAATTACAGTAAATTACGATGGTGAAGATGTTCCGTATTTTATAGAAGGTTCTAAGCCAGAATATATATCGTGAATATTAGATGGAAGTAAGATCGCCACAAATGCCAGCTCCAAACGCTCGCTATGCTTCGCGCGCAACTGACCCGAACCTTGTAAAAGCTCGTCGCGAGGAAGCACGCGCCTCCCAGGAAGCTGCAGTTGCAGCTGCGGCCGAGGCTCAGGCAACACGGGAAGCTTATGCTGCTCATACAGCTGCTGCCTGGGCCGCGCGTAAACCGCCACCCCCTCCTAAACGGTCCAGTGGAGGTAAGCGCAGAACTCGCAAGAGTGTACGCAAGAATAAGCGCAAGACCCGGCGCCGGCACCACGCCAAATAAATTTGAACAAACCCCTTTTACTCCATTCCAGTCCCAATGAGCATCGTGAAAAAGATTGGTTGCGCTGGACTTTTCTCGGGTTTCATCGTATTTGTAGGAGCTGTGTTCTATTTGCCAGCAAATGGTGGACAAATTCCTCCCGGCCAGACACAAGAAGAATTCGTCCAACGACAAAACGCCATGATCGTGGCATCCACCCCTTTTACAATTATGTCGGCGAGTCTAGGAATTATTTGCGCCTACGCGCTCTGTCTTGGACTCACCCATTACCGCGATGAGATGCGGATGTTTTCTCAAAAGGTGAGACCCATTCCAACGGAAAATCCTAAACCGAAAAAATCCATCTTGAAATCGGTGCGAATTTATCCTGAACCGGTGGCTATTCATTGAGAAAGTCCGGCTTCTCTCGCCCCGTATACACCGTCAATCCCTTCTCTTTTTTTGACTCCCGATAATATTTCCTATAAGATGCCACAGGGTCGCCGGCCACTTTATACTCGTCGTCCATGGCCACCGCGAAGCCCTTGAGTTCATCTTCTGGGAGTCCAGGGGGCAGATTCACCTTCAACCACTCGGCGTGGGCGCGACAGGCGTGAACTCTTCCTGGCCAACGAAACTCGTATTCATCTGCCAAAGCCAGGGCGAGCTCAACTGCCCACATATAATTCCCCAAACTCTCCCGAATCCAGATGGTACAGGGGTGGTGTAAGTGTACAGGGCGAAATCCAGATTCATCCACATTCTTTCGGCGAGGCGCCGAACGCATATGGATAGGAACATCGAGGAGCCGGTGTGCTTGCGCAATCGCCACGGCAGAGCGTACACCGAGAAGCGCAGGATAAGAAGCCGTCCAATGCGCCGAGTAAAGCATCTGGCACGCCTCCAGAATCATCTTGACCACGTGTTTATCGCCGTGGGCTTGTGCGGCCTCCTGTGGCTTCTTGCTGAGGACGAAGAGATTCATCGTGGGTTTGGACCCTATCCTTTAACACCCCTCGCGCATCAATTTTTATTGCGTTTGAATTAGAATGGATCCTGGCATTGTAGAAAAGGAGAAAAAGGAGGCTTTCAAGGGCGGCCGCGGTGGTGGCGGCAGCGCCAGCAGCGGCAGCCTAGGCGCTTCTATGCTTGGAAATTCCGGTCTGATGGTACATGCTGGGGGGATTACACAGTGCTCTTCCACTGACCAAACATGGTTCTGCTGGCTTTCTCGCCTCGTCGGCATGATCCAGTATGTTTTCTTTTTAATTGTTATTGTTTTTATAGTGTATTATTTCGTGTGGCCTATCATAGCAAAAAAACTAGGATTCTCCGGTTCACGCAAGGGTAAGAGGCGCGGTTAGCGTAGCATCCTTGTGGTTAGCGTAGCATCCTTGTGGTTAGCGTAGCATCCTTGTGGTTAGCGCAGCATCCTTGTGGTTAGCGTAGCATCCTTGTGGTTAGCGCAGCATCCTTCGGTTAGAAATTATTCTGTAGTTAAATTTTCATCTTCTCTTTCATTTATTATTGTTCCCAACTCCTCCACCACCCTTCTAAAATTTATTTCATTATTCCTTGTTAATCTCTGAATGTGAGGATCTTCTGGGAATTCATTATCTGGATCATAGTGATTAACTAATTCACACTCTCTCCACCCTTCTGGCATTGCTTCTTGTGGTATATTATTCTGCCAACAATACGAGTAAAATAAACTACAATAACGTTTTCTTGCTGTAATATCATATTGACCATTTCTTGACTGAATTGCGTAATTTTTAGCAATTTGTTTAATTTGTAATAAATTCTGAGGGCCATTCGCTTGTACATACCCATTCAAATGATTAACAAATAAATCATATCTTCTTCTATATGTTGCCATCTATAGAAAACTATATATTATAGTTTAGACCTCTTATAATTTAAAGTAGCACTTAGACCAACGGGCATTTTAAATAGACTGTATGTGAGAATATTCTAAGAATATTCCGAGAATATTCTGAGAATGTATGACCCTGTGAATATCTATATTATACGTAGATATGAACAATAGTGAAAAAGCAGTAACACGCTGTAAAAAAACATATTGTCCTAAATTTGTATCCCAAGTAAATAAACTAACAGAAAAAATGACTAAAAATATGACTCGCAAACTTAAAGGCAAGGAATTCGCTAAATTAATGAAAAATATAACAAAAGCCGCTAAAATGACGGATAAAAAAACACTTGAAGGTTGTGTAAAAGCGCATTGTAATCCATCTTGTAAAGATACCATATATCAGGCAGGATCTCAATTTCCAAAATCATTAGAGGCCGAGATAAAAAAGCAAGAACACGGCGATATTATTTTGAAAATTATAAAGAAAACTAGAAAGCACATGTTTGGAAATAAAAAAGATATATTGGTGAATGATTTTTATAAAAATCTCCCCAAAGAAAAAGTGGATAAGATAAAAAAGGCGGGTGCTATTTCTGGCTGTACGGCAATTATATTGTGAGAGTTATTTCACTTTATCCCTCTAACTCCCTCTTCAACTCCCTCTCTAACTCCCACAAGAAGTACACACCTCCTCGTCCAGCACGTGCTCTTGCCCGCTCTCCTTCAACTTCTGGCGCGCCTCCGCCGCCGCCTTAGCCTTCGCCTCGAGCTCCGCAGTGCGCAATGCCTTCTTCAGAGCCTCCACTGTCTTAGGAGACTGGCGCTCATCATCCGAGTCATCAGAGACATAATCATCCTCTTGGTCATCGGCCTGCGCCTGCGCAGAAGATCCAGGCTTGCCACCGCTCACCGCCGCCAGAAGACGGGGATCCACGGTGAATTTCTGCGCCATTACCGGCGCCTTCGTGCGCAAATAGTAGCATCCAGTTTTGAGCCCGGACTTCCAGGCGTAAAAGTGCATGCTCGTCAGTTTCGCGTAATTCGGATCCGCCGCGAACAAGTTCAAACTCTGCGACTGATCCACAAACGCCCCCCGCCCTACCGCCATATCAATCAACACCTTTTGCTTCAGTTCATAGGTCGTCTTGTAGCGCGCCTGCATCTCGGGCGGAATCGCATCAATCCCCTGTACACTCCCATTCCGTGCGACAATCTCCTGCTTCATCGCATCCGACCACAGCCCAGCCTCCATCAACTCCGTCAACAAATACTTGTTGAACACGATGAAATCGCCAGCCAGCGTACGCCGACTATAAAGATTGCTCGTGAACGGCTCGAAGCACTCGTTGTTCCCGAGAATCTGCGACGTACTCGCGGTCGGCATCGGCGCCACCAGCAAGGAATTGCGCATGCCTTTTGTAGCCTGGCAACGAAGACCGGCCCAGTCCAGGCTCCCATCGGCCTCCGTCAAGGGCACCACCTTCCACAAATCCGGCTGGAGAACTCCCCGGCTCGTGGGACTGCCCGCAAAGCTCGGATACGAGCCCTCGGCGACGGCCAGGCGCGCAGATTCCTCCACCGCCGCGAAGTACATGTGCTCAAAGATGAGCTGATTCAACCGCGCAGCCTCCTCTGACTCCCAGCTCATCCGAAGCATGGCGAACACATCGGCCAGCCCCTGGATGCCGAGACCAAGAGGGCGATGGCGCATATTACTGCGCTCCGTCTCGGCCGTGGGGTAGTAATTGATGTCAATGACGCGATTCAGATTCTCCACCACAATCGCCACCACCCGCCGAAACTCCTCAAAGTCAAACGACTTCTTGCCATCGGCTCCTGCGACAACGAACGCCGGCAGTGACATCGACGCCAGATTGCACACCGCGGTCTCCTCCGGGCTAGAATACTCAATGATCTCCGAGCACAGATTGGACGACTTGATGGTACCCAAGTTCTGCTGGTTGCTCTTCCCGTTCGCAGCATCCTTATAACACAGGTAAGGAGTCCCCGTCTCCATTTGCGTATCCAGAATCTGGAACCACAGCTTCTGCGCCGACACCTTCTTCTTCGCGCGCCCCTCGGCCACATACTTCGCATACAGCTTGCGGAAGTCATCGCCCCACACCTCCTGAAGCCCAGGAGCCTCGTCGGGGCAGAACAAGCACCACTCGCCATCGGCCTCCACGCACTCCATGAACAAGTCAGGAATCCAGAGCGCGTAGAAGAGGTCGCGTGCCCGCTCCTCCTCAGCACCCGTATTCAGCTTCAGCTTCAGGAAATCCTCAATGTCGGCGTGCCACGGCTCCAGGTACACGGCGAAGCTTCCATTGCGCCGCCCACCCTGGTTCACATAGCGCGCCGTGTTGTTGAAGACGCGGAGCATCGGCACAAGACCGTCGCTCGTGCCATTCGTGCCACGAATCCCTGAGCCACGCGCGCGAATATTGGAGCAGTGCAGGCCAATGCCACCCGCATATTTGCTGATGTTCGCACAATCGCTCAGCGTCTTGAAGATGCCGGTGATACTGTCAGTGTCCATGGCCACGAGGAAACAGGAGGAGCACTGTTGCCTGGGAGTGCCGGCACTGTAGAGAGTGGGCGTGGCATGGGTGAACTTCTTGGTGCTCAGCAAGTCATAGGTGCGGAAGGCCTTCGGCAGATCCGAGCCCCAGAGGGCGAGGGCCACGCGCATCCAGAGGTGCTGGGGGCGCTCGCGAATGACTAGACTCGTGTCCTTGAGGAGATACGAACGCTCCAGAGTCTTGAAGCCGAAATAGTCAAAGGCGTAATCCCGCTGGTAATCAATCGCGGACTCGATCGCGGCAGCAGTCGCGGGGTCACGGCACATGGCCAGAATATCGTCATGAATCGTACAGACCTTCTCACCGGTCTTCGGATTCTTCTGATCCGAGAGAGCGATCATGACCTCGGCGAAGTTGCCGACGGTCTCCTTGTGATGATTACTGACGGCGATCTGGGCGGCCAAGACACCCCAATCGGGGTGCGTGGTGGACAGACTCGCAGCGAGCTGGGCGGCGAGATCGTCCAGCTCTGACGTCTTCACGCCACTATAAATCTGGCTCAGTACCTGCTGGGCGAGGCCGTCAGGATTGATACGCAGACCCTTGGCCGACTTGCGAATACGCTGGAGAACCTTGTCAAAACTCACACTCTCCGCCTGGCCATTGCGCTTTAGAACTTGCATGCTAAAGGACATTGGGATAAACGATTGGGACTGGCTATCGCACTTGGCGACCGGATCATTTTTTACGTGTTACTCGTTTATTAGCTCTTTCCTTGCCACGAATCTTCGCCAAAAGCGAGAAATATCGCGTCCTATCCTTGTAGCCCCGGGAACCTGTGTAAGAGGGGGTTATGTGAATGTATTGATCTGCGGGTATTTCGTCTTTCATATAATGTATTAGGTCGTCAAAAAAATAGACTCGGCGTGCGAGGCCGCGGGTGGAGACTGGCTTCTGCGGCTGCTTCTGCTGCCACGTAGCCGTAGCCAGGCGCCTTTTTAGATTCATGGTCTCTATCATTGTTGCCACGTCGGCCAGACTCTTCCGCGGATTGTGTACGGGCAGACCTCCTTCTAGAAAAAAGTCTTCGCGATAAATATCGCGGCGGAAATCCCCGCGCGCCATGATATCGTCAAAGATAGGCTCACTGGTGCCAAGCAGTTCTTGGATCCTCGCCTCAATGCGCGCCATATAGCCCGTGTCCGAGTTATTGGATAAAATAAAAAGAGCGTCCACGGCCTTTCCTCTTCCAGCCACCCCTTCCCGAATCACCTCGAGCATCTTCGGATTTATGGGAATAGAATCTTTATTCGGTTCACCATCCACAGGTCCAAGAGTACCGTCCACGTCAAATACGAGGACAAGACCCATCGCAGAACCCCTTTTACACTAGACCCAGGATTATTATTCGTCAACTGTAAATACGAAAGCCAACTCCTGGAAGTTCTCCTTTTCCGGCAAAGCCTCTTCTACAGAAATAACATCGCGCGCCCATGAGCCCACGAACGGAGGCGCGTCGTACAAATCTCCACCACCACGACCATTCCCCTCGGCAGTGAGAAGAGGTAGCGGGTGAAAGTTGTGAACCTTGCTCTTGTCCACATATTGCTTCTTTGTGTGATTCACAATATAGCGATATTTAGTGGCGCTCCTGGGTTCCGGGCGAATGAACTTGGTCTCATCATCATTGCATAGAGCATATAAGTTCTTCTTATAATACCGTTGCTCGTCATCTGCGTAGTCACCTGCCCACACCACCCTGCTCTTGTAGTAGTCACCTTCTGGACTCAAGGAGAACTCCACGGTGTTGACGAATGTGCTTTGAATATACGAGTGCTCCATCAACTTCACACCCTCGTCGTATGCGCATGCGTTCATCCACGCTACAATGTCCCCCTCGTCGTCCAGGATAACTGCGAAGTAGTACTGACCCATTTTGGTTTGGACCTGCTTATGAAAAAGGAGGACCAAATCAATTTTTATGAAGGCAGTCAAGCCGCCTTACTTGCCCGCTTCAGCCGTAAGCATGTCTGTAATAATCCTGCTCTGTGTAATCACCCGAGAACTAATACACATACTCTCTAACTCCTGTAACAACAGCTTGTACGCATACGGAATTTCAATACTGCTGAAATTCGTCGTGTTCCCGCACCCACGACACGCCCAGATGCCCTCCACGGGATTGGCGATCGCAATGCCACCGCAGTCCTTACAAGAATAACAGCGGAAGGCGTCCGAGCATTCCATCAGGCGCTCCTTGGTGAACTCGGCCATGCCGTGGGCGGCCACGGCATCTCGCTCCATCTCGCCGAAACGAAGACCGCCCTCCCTCGCGCGCCCCTCGGCCGGCTGGCGCGTGAGCATGACCAGCGGACCCGAAGCACGGCTGTGCATCTTATCGGCCGAGCAGTGGCGGAGGCGCTGGTAGAACACCGGACCCACGAAGATATTGGTCTCCATCTGCCGGCCCGTGAAGCCATTGTACAGAATCTCATTGCCATACGGCTCCATGCCGAGGTCGTCACGCAGAAGCGAGGCGAGGCCATCCACCGTACACGCACCGAAAGGCGTACCGTCGCCCAGAGCGCCCACCTCGCATCCCACCTTGCCTAGGAGAGTCTCCATCAGTTGCGCAATCGTCATACGGCTGGGAATACAGTGGGGATTGATGATAATATCCGGAATAATACCTGACGCCGTCTGGGGCATGTCCTCGGCGCTCAGAATCATTCCGCACGTACCCTTTTGCCCGTGGCGCGAGGAGAACTTGTCGCCGATCTCGGGAATCCTGTCCTGGCGCACGCGGACCTTGGCGAAACTGTAGCCCTCGCCATTGCGATTGCGGAAGATGCGGTCTACCCAGCCAATCTCGTTGTTGCGCATCGTCCTGGACACGTCTCGGAACTTCTTCGCCCCGGCAGGAATCACCGTGCCAGTGGGTATCCTAAGAGGCACCACCTTGCCAATCAAGATGTCGTCGTTGTCCACGTACTGGTTCTCCGGCACGAAGCCGTCCTCAGCGAGTTTCTCATAATTTGCGTTCTTCATTTGGCGCGTCACTTGCGGATCCGGCTTGAAGAAGCGCTCCTCCTCGCCCGACGACTGATTCTTCTTCTCCTCGTCCTTGTATGTGCGGTAGAAGATACTGCGAAACCCGCCACGCTGGAGGAAGGCGCGATTGATCATGATGGAGTCCTCCTGGTTGTAGCCCGTGTACGTCATAATCGCCACCGTGATGTTCTGGCCACACGGCATCGTCTGCGAGCCGTAGAACTTGCTCATGAAGGGACTCACCAGCGGGATTTGCGGGTAGCAGAGCATGTGCGAGAGCGCGTCAAAGCGCTCGCGGAAGTTGAGGGCGTACATGCCCATGGCCTGCTTGCCCATTGCACAGTTGTGCACGGCGAAGTTGTCACCAGCGACAAAGCTGTGGTTTTCAGATTCCACCGTGATATCAGCGATCCTCACGTTTTCGTGTGGCACGACAGATTCTATGGGGACAAAGAGGGTTTGGCCAATCACAGAAGTCTTCTTTATCCACTCATCAATCGTCCGATTCTTAAGTTTTGGACAAGAGATTTCGCGTCCGTCTTTCATACTACGAACGGAATCGCGGACTTTGGCAATTCCCATCCCCAGCTTTGTTGAAATTTCTTCGTACGTCTTGCCTTCGTTGAATAAATCCCGTACCTTTTGAATATTCGCCTGTGTTTTCTTCACAAACACCGTTTTCATTTTAAGATACTCCACAACCGCAGCACTAGTCATTAGCTTTGTGGTGTCGTAGCGATAGCCAATGGTGTCAAAGGCCTGGATCAAATTCTCCTGACGGTCGGAAATCTTGTAACCAAGTATTACACGCTCTTCAACTAGCTGTGGCTGTGTTAGCGATACATCAACCCCAAACTCCTTTATTAAGTCTACTACCTGGCTCATAAATTTGCCAAGCGAATCCTGATACGCCGGCGCAATCTGCTGTGTTGTGGCTGCGCATATATAATTGCAGCCATTCTTCATCTTATTCCAGCGAATGCGACACCCATCGCCACCCTGAAATCCTGCGAGGAACTCCCTCTTTACCAATTTGGAACCGTTCATGATCCAAGAAGGTACTGGAAGGCGGGAAACTTCTGTATATTTGCCAAAGGTAGGACCCAAACACATCAGCAGTGAAGGCAGTGGACCGTTGTGACAAATCTTGTAAGTTGTGTGTACAGCTCCTTTGAAATCGCGCACCGATTTGGAGATTGTAACAGGCGATAACCCCATCCCTTTTACATCATTCTCAAATGCTTGCGCATCATCGTAGTGGCCAAAGTTCGCTTGAACTTGGGGAGTGTATCCGCCATGCTTTTTGTTGTACACATTTATCGCACCATCCGTCATGATGAAACCGATAATACGCGCAAGCACTGGTACATGTGCGTCCGATGATTTCAGAGGAAGTAACGAAACTGCTTTCAGTTGTGCGATGTGGGTTTTAATAAGTGTGCTTGAAAGTTGGTGCCCTTCCAAGATCTTTTGCACATCTGCCTCGTCAAGAATAGTGTAACTTTCTACTTCGGAAGAAACGCTTGCCGGGTGTATTTGAATTCCCATGCGCATCGTGGAGATTTCTAGTTCGGACACCTCCTTCCACCCGTAGTCTGTCATAAACTGGTGATCTTCTGTTGCCACAATCCTCCTTCCAGATTCTGTGGTAATTGCGAATATGTTTTTATCCGTATCGCGAACATAGTGGTGTACGATCTTGCTCGGAGAGGGAAGATTGGTCACTGGGTCAAATGTCGTTACAATATCTCCAACCTTCGCGTCCCGGATGGGTATGCGTTGCCCACTCCATAGAAGTATAGGTTCCATCTCCTCTAAACACTGGTAAGCATTTCTTGGCGACTGATTGTGGTCTGGGAAAGGAATGTTGGACGCCAGCGAGCCGAGGATACAGGACGGGTGAATCTCCACATGCGTCTTCTGCGCATCCTCTAACACAGCCTTGTAGGTCATCGCGATAAACGCGCCCTCCGTCTCGCCAGGGTCAATGTACTCCATGAGATGGTGGCCACCAGGAGTCTTCCACAGAAGAAGCTCCTCCCACGTCTTCATCGCGTCAATGCGCTTGGCCAGCTCAGGGGAAGCCAGGACTTCGCGCATGGCGGGAGCATACAAGAGAGGGCGCAACATGCGCCCTGCCTCCGTGGTAATCCACAGCTCGCGCAAATTCATCTTCCAAATAATGCCGGTCTGCGGATGGAGCTGGCACTCGCGCTTGGCGGCCTTGAGCGAGTCAATGGTGCTACGAGTGGTGGTCGGCTCCAAGGTGCCAATCCACGCCCCGTTCAAGAACACTCGAGTATCCGTGAACTTCTCGGTGATAGAGGAAGAGGTCAGGGGTTTGAGCACACTCAGGCTCTCCAGATAGTCACTCACACACCGAGGATTGCTGAAGATACTGACAATCGCCGTGGTGGCCATGTTCTTCACCACACCCACTGAGTGGCCTTCCGGCGTCTCGGCAGGGCACACAAAGCCGAATTGCGTGTTGTGGAGCTTGCGGGGCGCAATCAGCTTGCCGGTCTTCTCAATGGGCGTGCTGATACGGCGCAAGTGCGAGAGACCAGAGATGTAGTTGAGGCGATTGAGTACCTGGCTCACACCGTTCTTGCTCGGCCCACCCGCCTTCGCCGAGCCGAAATTGCCCGTGGCGAGGCAGGTCTTGAGACCGACCTCCAGATTTGTGGACTTGATGACCTTGTGGATATTGCTGATGTTCAGAATCTCCTCAAAGTTGCCCGTGGCCTTCCAACTCCCGCCGTGGATCTCCTTGGCCAGATAGGACTTGATGTCCTTCACCATGATGGTGGAGAACTGGGTGCGAAAGAGGTTCGCCAGCAAGAACCCAGGCAAGTCCACGCGCTTATTGGGGTACGAGTCACGGTCGTCATTGGGGATGCGACCAGAGGAGACCCACAGCACCTTGCGTGTCATGTGCGCCAGGAAACAGGCCTTCTCATATGCCTTGTCCTCGGCTCCAATGTGCGGGAACAGCTCCTCGGCGAGGATGTCACTGACGAGAATGGGAGGCCTGGTTCCACGAGGAGCCCAGATTTTGATGTAGGAGGCCATCGCCTCCAAGGCCTGCTCCTGAGTCTGGACGGACGAAGACTCGGCCATGGATTCGTTGATGATTGTGTCAAAGGAGGTGTCTCGGTCTTGGCCCGGTCCCGAAGGTCCGAGAATCATGTCTACGATGTCCTTGTCGGCCACGACGCCGAGGGCGCGGAAGACGATGAAGAGGGGGATAGGAGCCTTCATGCGCGGCAGGGAGCAACGGAGGAGGATGATTTGGATGTTCTTGGGGTGGTACATCATCCGCACGGAGTTGGACTTGGGCACTTGGTCATTGTCCGGGCCGATGGACTTCACCTCCACCACCTCTAACTCCTTCGCGGTGTTCCGGTTATTGCGGAACACGAACGGGCGGTTTTCGGACATGCGCTCCTGGCTAATACAGACGCGCTCACCGCCCTGGACAATGAAGTAGCCACCCATGTCCTCGGCGCACTCTCCGACACGGGCCGGGTTCACGTGGTGCTGGTCATTGAGGAGACAGTATTCACTGCCGACCATCACAGGAATCTTGCCCATGTGGACATTGGGGAAGAGGCGCTTGCGCACGGACTTCTTGCCACCGTGGGCGTTGTCCGTCTCAATGTAGGTCACGTTGATGTCGACGAAGAGGGGCGCGGCGTAGGTGAGGTTGCGCAACCTCGCGTCATTGGGCATCATGGGGAGGACGGCACCGTTGTTCTCAAAGATGGTCGGCTTCTTGAATTGGATATTGCCGAACTCGAGGTGAACCTCATATTCACGGCTGACGGGTCCGAGGCTGGCTACGGCGGCCACTTCCTGGTTGCCCATGAGCGCATTGGCGGCGGAAGTGCTGAGGCCGGTGGCGGATGCGAGGGCCGACCTGGGCCCACTGAGGGGAATCTCTGGACTACCCCGGACAATCACGGGGTTCACCATCGTAATAATTTCATGGATGTCGTGTTTCATGAAATGATTAAAGCTCTCTAGCTGGTGGGTGACGATCTGCTTGCCGTCTGCCTGACCAAAGTAGAGTTCGAGGAATTTGTGCCAGAGGTTGGGCTCTTGGACTGCTGCCTTTACTTCTGCAGCAGACATGGTTGGTAGGGACTTGGTTTTGGCAGGGATGGAAGTGTCAATTTTTACTTTCATACCTGAGTTACTTCTTGCTATTTATTTAGATAGGCGCGCAGAATGTCAGAAGTCAGGAATGTACAAATAACTGGCGGGGCCGTGGATCATTACCGAAAGGAGCGCGCAGGCGGTTCAACACGCAGGAAGCGCAAGGAATATCAGGATGGCGGTGATGTTCCTCCTGGAGGATCCATTACAGGCGCGGCAAATATTAGCGCGGCTAGGGTGATCCAGAATTCTCTCGCGAGAGGTGGCGCGGCAGCGGCTAAAAAAGACGAGTCGGTCGTCATTCGCAAGACACATGTGCCTTCACCTTCGGTTTCTCCGAATGCTTCTGCTAAGGCAGAGCCCAAGCCTGAGCCCAAGCCCGAGCCCAAGGCCGAAGAGCCCAAACCAAAGACCGAAGAGCCCAAACCCAAACTCCTTTTACACCCTCCCAAGAAAACCCCGAAGAAGATTGTCCTCGCCCCCCCGGCGATATCAAAGCCCAAGAAGCGCTCGAGAGACACCCACAAAGTAAAAGTACAGCTCAGCGGATTCAAGAAGCGTGTTACACGTGCCAAGGCGATTTCCAAAGAAAGTTCTCAGAAACCCTTGACCGACATTCGCAAGGAGCTAGAGGAGGCCAAGCTCATCAAACCTCTGCCAAAGGAGGCCAAGGAGAGAGTACCTGAGCCCGTGCTCCGTAGCATGCACAGGGACTATTTGTTGTTGAGGAATAGAGCACTCTAGAAATGTGCGACGAAAACTGGGTAGAGCCCGGTTGGAGTAAACAATTGAGGAGGAGACCCGTGGTACGTTCTGTGGCTGTTATTGCACCAACACCCACAGAAGGTTTTGATAACAAGGCCGAGGACTGTAGCCTCGTTGGAAAGATGGACAGAATCGTCTCGGCGGATCCTGGAGGCAGGACAGATTTATTCGCTCTATTCGACGACGGCTATGGTGGCAAGAAGGGCATCCATGCTATCAAGCTCTACTGGAATAAATGCTTCGGCCTCCCTTTTACATGTAACGTGGCAGACGCTCCGAAGACAGCACAATTCAACGGACCGCATGGAATTGCCATAGATTCCAACAACAACTTGTACGTGTCTGATATGCGCAATAACGCGATCCGCAAGATAACACCTATGGGTATTGTGAGCACCTTTGCCAAACTCGATGGTTCTCCGGCGGGCATTGTAGTTAATCAGGGAGGCACCGTATTTGCGTGCGACTACGGCAAGAATCTCATTTACAAGATATCGCCGGCAGGGACAGCCACTGTATTTGCGGGGAATGGTGAGCTGACGCGAAAGGATGGCGCTGGCACCGCGGCCAGTTTCGCCAAACCGTCAGGTCTCGCAATTGGCTTGGATGGTACACTCTATGTGGCTGATACAGGGAATCATGCGATTCGTAGAATCAGTCAGACAGGGGTTGTGGAAACGATGGCAGGGGGTGATAAGAGAGGGTGTGATGATGGTGGAAAGGGCACCGCAAGCTTGAATTTACCGGCAGGAATCACCGTGGATTCTGGGGGAAATGTATATGTGTGCGAGCTTGGAAATAACTATATACGCAGGGTTTCGCCTGGAGGAGGAGTGTCTACGGTGGCTGGCTTAGAAAAAGGAGGTATTGTGAAGAAATCTACGCAGTGTGGCGTGGGAGGTGGAAATGCGGGTGGAGGAACTTGGAAAGATGGTGTGGGAAGAGAGGCTGCCTTTGATGCGCCTCTTGGCCTTGCTTTGAGCGCAGGAGGAATCTTGTATATTGCGGATACCTATAATCAGCGCATTCGCAAAATGACACCTGATACGGTGGTTACAACTTTGGCGGGGAATAGTGAGTCCGGTAGGAAAGATGGAGTGGGGCCAGATGCGAGTTTCTATCGTCCGAGTGGATTGGCCGTGGATTCCAAGGGAAATATCTTCGTGGCCGATCAGTTCAATAATAGTATCCGAAGAATTACTCCTGGCGGGGTTGTCACTACTTTTGCAGGCAGTGGCTCGGCGGGATTAGTGGATAGTTATTGAGCCATATTAGAATGTCATTGATGGGTTCAGATACATTGCCAGGTACGCCTGGGAATCAGATAGCGGTGGCGGTAGCTGAGGTTAGATCTGCGTCATCCCCATGGAAAGTTCCAAATAATGACGGCTGGGAACTTCGCGCTCCTGACGTGGGAAATGGAGTTATGTGGTTAATGTCAACGGCATATGTAGCGAATCAACCAGCCAACCTTGCTTCCTCATTTTATTATAATTTTATAAACACAGGACCCGCAGTAACAGGGGCTACAATGTCCTGTGGAGTTGATAATTATGGTTATATAGTATTAAATGGTGTAAAATATCCGTCTACAAATGGAAATATGAGTTTAGGATACGAAGGTATTGCAGGTACTGTAAATGGAAGTTTTACAGTTACCGTACCCACAGGATTAAATACATTGGAGTTACGTGGTGTGAATGCTGGACCTACTGGAAATAGTACATGGCAAAATCAAGGATTCACCGACGGTGGACCTACTGCTGCGTGGTTAGCAATAACAACTGGCACAACAGTTCTTGTCAAGACAACCAACAAATGGAAATGTACGCAGTTTGATTACCCCGCAAAATTCATAGGACCAGTGTCATTAGGAGACGTGGGAGAAAATGCGGGGTTGTCCAGGCCATATAGTCTGGCGGCGCTTTCTGGGAAGGTAATGTATGATAATTCTAGATTCTCCACAACACTTGCTTCGCCCGTCGCTTTACATACAACTACCTCTAAGACGTTCGTTTATCCAGGAACAAGTACTCAGTTTAATCCTGAGAATCAAGGAATAGTTATCACGCTTGCTGGGGATGGGTTTGGAACGTTGTCGCCTGGGAGCGGGAGATATATTGATGGCACCGGTACGGGTGCTTCATTCAATACGCCTAGCGGCGTGGCCGTTGATTCAACCGGTAATGTGATTGTGGCAGACTCCTACAATCACCGCATCCGCAAAGTGAGTTTCCCAAATGGATTAATTCTAAACGGGGGTGTGGTTACCACACTCGCGGGGAGCGGTTCGCAAGCGTTCGCTGACGGGACCGGTGCGGGTGCTTCATTCCATCTACCTGTAGGCGTGGTCATAGATGCAAGCGATAATGTTATCGTAGCGGACAACTTAAACCACCGCATCCGCAAAGTCACACCGGGTGGTGTGGTGACCACGCTTGCTGGGAGCGGGCAGGGAGAGTATGCTGACGGAACCGGTGCGGGAGCTTCTTTCAAGTGGCCCCGCGGCGTTGCCATAGACGCGAGCAACAACATCATTGTTGCGGACTATGGCAACCAACGCATCCGAAAAGTAACAAATCCCGGGGGCGTGGTGACTACGCTCGCGGGGGGCGAGTCATGGGGGTTTGCCGACGGCACTGGTAGTGGTGCATTATTCTCATTTCCTACGGGCGTGGCGGTTGACGCGAGTAATAATGTGATTGTTTCAGACGGGAATAACTATCGCATCCGTAAAGTGACAAATCCAGGGGGTGTGGTAACAACGCTCGCTGGGGGGGGCACGCGTGGCTCTGCCAACGGCACCGGTGCGGACGCTACATTTGACTTTCCTTACGATGTATCCATCGATGCTAGCAACAACATCATTGTTCCAGACAGATCTCTCATCCGCAAAGTGACAAATCCAGGGGGTGTGGTCACCACGATCGCGGGGAATGGGTCGCAGACGTTTGCCGATGGGGCCGGCACGGGCGCTTCGTTCTACTACCCTGAAGGCGTGGAGGTCGACGCGAGTGGTAATATTTTCGTGGCGGATACAGGAAACAACCGCATCCGAGTCATAACATAAACCCGAGCCTCTATGTATACATATGACCCAGACTCTCACTGTTCTTTACCGCAAGTTTTATGAAACTTACAGTAAACAATACGGACCCAATACCTGTATCCTCCTCCTCGTAGGAAAATTCTACGAAGTCTACGACCTCATTGACCCAGAATCAGGAAATCCCCACACATCCATGAAACGCGCCGTGGAAATCATGAATATCGCCCTAAAAGAAAAACCTAATTACGGCCCCAATAAAGAAACCGGCTTGTGGGCAGGCATTCCTGAACAAAGTCTCCATAAATTCGCAGCCCCTCTCACGGCTCTCGGCTGGACCGTGGTAGTCGTGGATCAAGTAAAAGAGGCAGCCACGAACCAGGTCATCAACAGAATCCCGACGCGTATTCTGAGTCCAGGCACGCACTTGGAAACCGCCTCGCAGGAGCGCATGAGTGTGTCTGCCATCTGGATAGATGGCCCAACCTACGCAGCTGCCGTACTAGACATTACTACGGGCGAGACCTTCTCGTTCCAAACCACCGAGCCCTATAATATCCAGCACATGCTCCAAGTGTATTGTGTAAAAGAGAGTGTTGTGACCCAAGTACCACCTGCTGCCGCGGCGGCCGTGGCTATTCCAGGCATAGTCCACGAGATTCCCTTTTACACCAATGACAATTTCGCGAAGCCGTTTGCGCGAGAAGAATATTTCCGCAAAATGTTCCGCCTGAGATCCATGCTTCCTGTGAGAACTGCGCTAGGCCTAGGGCCTATAAAAGAACAAACAGAACGAGCCATTTGCCTCTTACTCCGGTTTGTAGAAGATCATTTCCCTCAACAAGTGGATCGTCTCGCCAGCCACGAACCTTATACGCCCACCGACCACATGGCGCTGTCCAATAACATCTTAGAGCAACTGAGTATTATTACCACGAATGGCCAGAAATCCGTACTCAGTCTCCTACAACACACTCATTCGGCCATTGGACGACGCGATCTGCGTGAACGCATCTTGCGACCCATTACGGCCGTGGACGAGTTGGAGAAGCGCTGGGGAGAAGTTGCGTACGCGAGCGAACTCCCTAGCCAGCGCAGAATCGCCTTGGAGCGGGACCTCAAGGGACTCTATGATATTCCGAGGCTACACTATACGTTTGCCGAAGCTTCCACAGGCAGTCTAGATATTCTACAACTCGCCCAGAGTTATTGTGCCACTGTTTGTCTCATTCAGAATCTCCGAGATACTCCTCTTGCGTGTCCTGAGTCTCTAGAAACAGAGATCGCCGAATTCCGTCGCATGTTCCGTTCCTTGTTTGATGAGGAAAAGGCGCAGCGCAAGGAAAATGGAGAGCCCATTGGCTATCTTACGGCGATGTCCGGTCCTAGGACGATGGCGATAGAGAAGAAAATCCAGGATATTCAGGAGACTTGGGCACAGACTTGGGCCGTGTTCTGTAAGGAAATCAAAATACCTGCCGAAAGCTTCTCGCTCGTGTTAAAGGGTGATGGGGAGTTTGCCTGGGAAGGTTCTCGGACTCTTTTGAAAACTGTGCAAGGGGCTATCTTCTCCAAGGCTGGGGGACTGACGGCTTTGGAGGTGGATTATAAGAAATCTGGGCCGATTACGGTGTCTTGTAAGGAACTCTACGTGTTTGTGGACAGCGTGCGTACCCTGTCTCGCGACTTGTTTATAATGCTTCGCCAAGAAAGCAGGCCGGCGTGTGATACCATGTGGGAGGCGGCCGTGCCTTTCCAGAAGGAATGGTTTTCTTGGTTGGGGCGGGTTGATTCCACTATCGCTTTGGCCGTGACGGCGAGGATGTATGGATGGACACGGCCTTCCACAGGAGCAGCCGAAGATAAAGGCCTAGAAATCCAAGGGCTTGTTCATCCTCTCTTGTACACTGCGCAGACACGCATGGAGTATGTGAAACACGACGTCAGCCTTGGCTCCACTAAGGCAGAAGCCAAAGGCTGGCTCATCTACGGCGTGAATGCGAGTGGGAAATCGAGTCTGATGAAGGCCGTCGGTATCGCCACCATTCTCGCCCAAGCCGGCTCCTTCGTGCCCGCCGACTCTATGCGTATTCGCCCCTACGACGCGGCCTTCAGCCGTATTTGGAGTCACGACAATTTGTGGGCAGGTCTATCAAGTTTCGCCGTGGAAATCTCCGAGCTGCGCGATATTCTCGCCCAGGCCACGGATAGGAGCTTAGTACTCGGTGACGAAGTCTGTAGTGGCACAGAATCCATGTCGGCCACTGCGCTAGTGGCCAGTACTCTGGAGCATCTGGACGAAAAGGGCTGTCATTTCATGTTCGCCACGCATCTCCACGATTTGATGAAAGTGCCCCGGCTTCTTCCGAGGCCAGGCATCGCGGTCTGGCATTTGCGCGTACAACGGACGCCCGAGGGAAAACTCATTTACGACCGAACTCTCCAAGCAGGAAGTGGTTCTTGTACCTACGGCCTAGAAGTGGCGCGGGCCATGGGAATACCTCTCAAACTTCTGGATCGCGCCCACGAAATACGCCGTGCTCTGGGCGGCGAAGTGGCTGCCACCGATGCTCCGAAGAGTCTATGGAATCCCAATATTCAGCGAAAGGAGTGCGAAGTGTGTGGCGATCCTGTTGTGAAGGAGCTGGAAGTCCATCACATTCTGCCGAGAGCCGAGGGAGGCAGTAATGAGTTGCGGAATTTGGTGGTGTTGTGTGAGAAGTGCCATGATAAGCACCACGCAGGCCAGCTAGAAGTGGGTGAACTCCGACAGACTTCGGAGGGATTGGAGAGGAGCACTACCGTGTTTACTGCACCAGTGAAAAAGAAGGCGCCGAAGTGGACTGAGGAACAGATGGAGACCATTCGTACCGCAATCCAAAAATTTTCAGGCAGGCCTTTGACACGTATTTGTCTGGAGTTAGAGGAAGTTGGTATTCACATCAAACCTGCCCAACTCAAGGGGCTTGTTTAGGCGGCCTGCGTCTGCGGAGGCAGGGCGGCATTCGGGGGCATCGCGATGTAGGTGATAGGGCCCGCGGGGCCAGCAGGTCCGACAGGTCCCTGAGCGCCATCAGCGCCAGCAGGACCCTGAGCTCCAGGAGGACCCTGGGAGCCAGGAGGGCCCTGGGCGCCAGGAGGGCCCTGGGCGCCAGGAGGGCCCTGGGCGCCAGGAGGGCCCTGGGCGCCAGCAGGTCCAGGAGGGCCCTGGGCTCCAGGCGCCGCCGCGGCAGTGCCAAACCCGCCAGAACGAAGCGCCTCAAGCTCCTTCTTTAACTCCGCCAACTCGCTCTGTAACTGCCGGATTTCACGCCCGAGGGGATTCCCGCGCTGATAGTTCAAACCACCGCCAGTCAGAACAGAGGTCATTTGTTTCTGGACAGGCACAACCTTCTTTTACACACCCTATAAACGCAGCCGTCCGGGGCTATAAAATTGATTTCCTACGTATCTCCAGAAGAAAGTCCAAATGATTATTCCCATCCGGTGTTTCAGTTGTAACAACGTCATCGCCGACAAGTGGAACAAATACAAGCAACAAGTGAAGAAGATTCGCGGTAGCTCCGAGGAGCGTTTCTACATGGACGGCAGTCAGATTCCCCAGACTCCCGAGCTAACCATTATGACCTCCCTCGGCCTGAAGCGCCCTTGTTGTCGCAAACAATTCCTAACCCATGTTGATTTGATGGACAAAATTTAACACTACATTAGCAGAAGATGGAGCTATTCTTGCCAGGAGTCATAGTTCTTTTATTGGCGGCATTTTTCATATTCCTCATTATCCCCCGATTCGGATCAACAATCCTGGTGGGGGCGAGTGTTCTAGCCCTGTTGATGGGTATCTACAATCACATAAGCATGTTTGGTTCCGAGTACCGCCTAAGTACCTGGCAAGTAGGTCTGGCCGCATCTGCGCCGTGGATTGTACTCTTCCTATCATTCCTCTTTGTCATAGGAGCGCTTCAGCACATTTTTTCCGGTTCTAGTAACAGCCCGTCGATTATCGACCAAATAAGTAATTCCGTGAATAGCTCCGTCTCAAACATGCCTTCCGCCAAATCAGCAACCAACCCTTTAACATCGCTTGTAAACACGGCAATTGAAAGTACAAAGTCTGTTCTATCTCCCACGAATACAAATAGAAATAAGTCGCCCATTATCCCCGGGCTTGGATATAAATCATCCAATGTATGAAAAAATATATAGATAGTGTAGCATGGGCAAGCAAAGAACCACGAAGAAGGTGTCCAAACCCCTCAGTCTAGGTGGACTTCGCAAGGCCCTGGAACATATCAAGGGTTGTGCGGGAAAGATGAGTGTGCCCGAATTCCAGAAGGAATACAAGAAGGTCTTTCACAAGAACATTGGTCCGAAGGACGCCAAGGCCTATATACAGAGCCTAAAGGCCTCCCGCCAATCCGGCGGAGCAGCGCCCTTGCACTACGAGCTTCGGGCGGGAGCGGAGACGCCTTACGGGAGTTACCCTGCTTATTTGACCGGCGGATTTGGTTTTGCCAATCAAAGCTCCACTTTAGGAGAGGCGGCGGGCGTGACGAATTTCCCTTCTCCGGCCGCGCGCATGGGATCCAATCTCGTGGGCGGCGCCAAGAGGAAGAGAGCCACGAGACGTAAGGGAAAGAGTCAAAAGGGTGGTGCTGGTATGCTTGACGTCACACTCAGCAATGTGGCCGAGGTATTCAGTCGCCCCTTCCCCGCGGCAGCCCCTGCCACAATCGGCAATGATATACAGATGCTAGCGAAAGGCCACGTGCCGTTTGATAGCCCTCGTCCTGAATTTCACAGCCCTCATATACCTGCAACAAGCATTGTACATTCCATGCATGCGAGTGCAGCAAGTAAACTTGTATAAGGGCCCCGCTTTTGCGCTGATAAGAAAACCACTCGGAACTTTAGATTTAGAATGTCTACATCTAATGTCCCGGCACCAAACAGCCCTCCCTTCATTCCAGAAGAGCGAGGCGTTTTCGGCACACCACCTAGTCCTCCCTTTGTGCCAGCAGAGCGAGGCGTTTTCGGCACACCTCCAAACAGCCCTCCCTTCGTGCCAGCAGTGAATGACCGTGCTGCCATGCCTGTAATTCAAGCACCGAATTATGGCTATGGTGCTCCTCTCTTGGCTCCTGGCCAAGGTTTTCGCGCCACGCCTCCTGGCTCACCCCCTGCTCCTGGCCAAGGTTTCCGTGCCACGCCCCCTGGCTCGCCGCCGGCACAGTATGTTGAAAACAACTTCTCGCGGTCACCGCCACAGGAGCCCAAGCCCTTACCTAAAACCTCCGAGCTAAAACTCCACTCGGCCAATCCCAATACACTCCTCTCCAGAAAACTCCTGGACACCTACTTCAAGACAACAGACTACCCTTTTACACGGCACCACATAGATTCCTTCGATCAGTTCGTAGCCCAAGATATTCCCGCCATTCTGAAATCCAATAACCCTATCCTCCTGCTCAAAGAGCTGAATCCCTCGACAGGCACCTACATGTACCGCGTAGAAATCTTCATCGGCGGTCGCACAGGCGAGGAAATAGAAATCGGCGCACCCACCATCGCGCTCCAAAAAGGCAAGGAAGTGCGTATTCTTTTTCCGAATGAGGCCAGGCTGCGCAATCTCACGTATTCCTCCACCGTATACGCCACCATTCGCGTAGAGCTCACCATTACTCTTCCGGATCAGGCAACTGCCTCTGCTGCGGCAGAAGCAGAGCCCATCATCCTGGAATTCAAGCGCATGCCCTTGTTCCAACTCCCAATCCTTTTACATAGTCGCAACTGCGTCCTCCACGGCAAGCCAGCATCCTTCCTCAAAGAGGCCGGCGAATGCGCCCAAGACCAGGGAGGGTATTTCATCGTGGAAGGAGCCGAGAAGGTTCTCATTACCCGGCAAGAGCAGGCCTTCAATACCCTCTATGTCCAGAAGCAACCCAATAACGACAAGGTGGAGACCTACGGCAATATCACCTGCCTGTCTTCCGAGACACGCCAAGTAAAGGTCGTCACCTTCAACTGGGTCCGCGCCACCGACACCCTCGTCGTCAGTCTCCCCTACGTCCGCAAACCCCTCCCGGTCTTCATGCTCTTCCGCGCCATGGGTGTACAATCCGACGAGGACATCCTCCGGCTACTCTACCCCGACCTGGAATCCGCCGAGGCCAAGCTCGTGATCCCCCATCTCCTCGCCAGCATAGCCGAGGCCTTCCCTTTTACAGATACCTATTCCAGCGTACAGTTCATCAAGGCCATGACCAAAGGCTTCAGCGAAGAGCACGTATACGACATCCTCTTCAACCAGACATTCATCCACATCTCCGACAAACAGGGCGGAAGTCGCGTCCACTTCCTCGCCGACTGTGTGCGCCGTTTCATGCGCGTCCATCTCGGCATTGACCCGAACGCCGACAGGGACGACACGCGCAACCAGCGCGCCCTGACCAGTGGCCACCTCATTCGCATGTTGTTCTCCAACGCATACACCAACTGGAAGAAGGCCGTCAGACTCGCCGTGGACAGCGAATACGCCTATAACGTGGATATATACAAGGGTCTCCGATTCGCCAACATCTTCAGCGAGGGCAATATCCCCAAGCTGTTCGTGTATCCTGGACGCAATGAAAAAGGGAGACAGGAGGGAGTCACCATTACCGCAGGCGTTATGCGCGGATTCAAGGGGCGCTGGGTCACGGGAGGCTCAGGAGGCGGCGGCGCGCTCGGCCACAGCGACGAGAAGACCGGCGCTCTCCAGTCGCTTTCTCGCATCTCCTACCTGGATTTCATGAGCCACACACGTCGCGTCGTGCTCAACTTTGACACCGGCATGAAACTCACGCGCCCGCGCCAACTCCACACGAGCCAATACGGCTTTTTCTGTACGAACGAGACGCCTGGTGGAGCGAGTATCGGCATCACCAAGAACCTGGCCATGATGACGATGATATCCATCGCCTGCGACCCGGCCCCTGTACTTGCGCTCATGCTCGGCCGAGGCTGGGTCATTCCCTGCTCGGAAATGCGCAATGACCTCATGCGCACCGCCGTGCCCGTCTTCTTGAACAACGGCATTGTCGGCTACACTCTGTCGCCGTTTGACTTGACGGACGTACTCAAGCGCATGAAATGGACAGGGTGTCTCCCCGCCTTCGCCAGTATATCGTTCTCTATCCGCAATCGCAAGGTCCTCATCTTCATGGACGAGGGCCGTCCCACGCGTCCCCTCATCCACTTGGAGGGCGGTGTCATGCCCAAAGAAGCTCTCCAGGCCGCGAAAACCTGGCGCGATCTCGTGCTCGGCTCTTTCGCGCCCACGGCAGGCCATGGTCTCAGTACCTCCATCGTCGTCGACCCCTTCGCCGAAACCCCCGGCCAACTCCCTTTTACAAAGTACAAGGAATTGCTCACACCTCATTGTGGATACATAGAATACGTGGACCCCTATGAGCAGAATGAGGCATTCATCGTAAATTTCCCGGAGCATCTCACGAAGGACGCGTCGCACATGGAAGTCCATCCGTGTACCATCGTGTCCGTGGTGAATGGTATGATTCCCTTCGCCAATTTCAACCAGTCCCCTCGTAACCAACTCTCTTGCTCCCAATCCAAGCAGGGCGTGGGCATGTATGCGACCAATTTCCAGAATCGCTACGACAATTCTGCGAATATCATGTGCTATGGCGAGGCGCCTCTGGTGCGCACGCTGGCCTATGATGTTCTGGGCGAAGGCCAGATGCCTTATGGACACAATCTGATTATGGCGATTATGCCTTTCCAGGGTTATAACCAAGATGACGGCATTGTGTTTAACGAGGACAGCTTCCAGCGTGGAATGTTCCGCAACATCAACTACCGCTCCTATGAGGCGTTTGAGGAGTATGACAGAGCCACGGATACGCGCGCCACCATCGCGAATCCTCTGCGCGTACAGCACTGGACAGACCTCAAGCCTGGGCGCGACTATAAGAAGCTGGATGAGCGCGGAATTATCAAGGTGGGCGAGCTGGTGGATGAGGAGACGGTGCTCGTGGGACGCTATATCCAGGACAAGTCTGGCAAGATCCAGGATTCTTCCTTGACGGCGCAAGTATGGACTTCCGGTCGCGTGGAGTCGGTCGTGGTGACTGTGAATAACATGGGCATGCTTCTCGTGAAGGTGCGCATTACGCAGGACAGAACACCAGAGCTGGGTGACAAGTTCAGTACGCGCCATGGACAGAAGGGCACGATTGGAATGCGCTTCCGCGCCCATGACTTGCCTCGCACGGCTGAGGGACTTGTGCCCGATATGTTGGTGAATCCTCACTGTATTCCGAGTCGTATGACGGTTGCTCAGCTCATGGAGATGATTTTCGGCGAGGTGTGCTATAAGAACACAATGATTGGTGATGCCACGCTTTTCATGAGTGACTCGTCGGCTCCCGAGGCTATTGGCAGGGTGTTAGAGGGTCAGTTTGGACTGGAGAAGGCGGGCAATCAGATCATGTACGACGGCGCGTCAGGTGTACAGATGCCGACTACGATTTTCAGTGGACCGGTGTTCGCCATGCGCCTGAAGCACATGGTGGAAGATAAGTGGAATGCGCGCGCCGAGGGGCGGAGGGAGCAGAGGACCCGCCAGCCGACGGGAGGACGCGGGGCGCAGGGTGGTCTTCGTATTGGCGAGATGGAGCGCGATGCGCTGGCTGGGCACGGCATATCGCGATTCTTGCGTGAAAGTCTTATGGAGAGGGCTGACTTGGCGGAAATTCGGTTGTGTAATGGTTGCGGTACTGTGCCGATTTTTAACAAGCGCCAGAACTTGTTCGTGTGCCCGCTGTGCGACGGACCGGTTCGTTTCATGGGCACAACAGGGCAGAACATGGAGCTTCTGCCGACGCCGACGCGTAGCTTAGTGACGACGGATATCGTGGAGATGCCGTATGCGACGAAGTTGCTGGCCGAGGAGTTACAGACGTATATGAATATGGGTATGCGTATTCTCACGGGCGATGCGATTTCTGGATTGAAGGAGCCTGAGTACAGTATGCCTGGTGTGAATGCGGTGAAAAATGTGCTGGCTAAGCCGTTGCCAGAGATTGTTCTGCCTGAGACGAGAGTGCCTCCTTATAGGGAGGGTGTCGTGGAAGTGCTACCGAGCGAGGAACAGCTGGGAGCACTCGGTGTTCTGCCTAGCGCCGCGCAGCAAGAGGCGGCAGCAGAGGCGGAGCAAGAGGCTGCGGAGGCCGAGGCAGAGGAAGCCTATACCCCTTTAACACCTATGGAAATGGCTGCGCAGAGGAAAGCAGACTTCGCTGCTGGCACTGCAGCCGCTGCTGCTGGCTCTGCAGCCGCCGCTGCTGTGGCGCCTGTCATTCTACAACAGCAGGGGCAGCCACCTTCTTTCCTAGTACAACAACCTATGATACAACAAGTCCAACCCCTAGTACAATTACAACCACCCCCTTTTGCTCCTCCTCCCCCTTCGGACCAAGAAGCCTTCAACCGCGGCGTGGCAGCTGCGAGACAACAAATGAATCAGCAAGCTGTACAGCAAGGTGGCATGCAAGGCGGCACCCAATATATAACCCCCGCCCCAATGATGTATGCTTCTCCTGTTGGGGGCGCCCAAGTAATTACAGTAGATACAGGACCGCGTGCGATGTACGAAGGCGGCTACCAAGAAGACCTACAAGAAGCTATGAGGGGGCATCCTGTTATGGGTGGCGGTGGCGGCAACGGTAACGGTTTAAGAAGACACACGACCCCTCGTCATCGCGCCGAGTCTCCCAGGAGGGGACCGATGACGGTGGCAGGCGGCAATATAACGCCCGCCACGCGTATTGTAGTGAATCGGATAGGATAAAACCCCGTATAATTATAGAAAATGGCCAAAACTCGTAGGGTGCGTAAGGCTAGAAAGTCCACGAGAAAGAATAAGGTGTATCGCGGTGGTAATCCTCTAGAGAAAGAATATGCCAGGCTTTATGGTGTATGGCTAGGGGATAAGACAAATAAAACCAAGTTTGATGCTGTGTATAGTTCTTTAAATAAGCTGATTGATGATATGAAATCTCCACAGTTAAAAGAGCTAGAAAGAACTAAAATGTATCTTGACGGACTGGAAGCTGATTGGTCCTCAGCTGTGGAAATTTTTAAAGGAAGCAAAAGAGCCGCCTTAACAATGGCTGCTCCATAACAGGTCTAAAATTGAATGTATCATCAAATAATTAGACAAGTCCCGATGAGCTACGAGATAGTTGACACACTCTATCGTAGCCGTAAGACGCTCCTTGACCATCTTGAACAAGAGGGCTACGACATTGCTCCCTTCAGCAAATTCAGTCCCAAGGAGATCGCCGAGATGGTAAAGGCCGGCCCCATTGCCGGCGCTCCTCCGGCACTCCAGATGGAATTGAATCGCAAGGTTCCCGACGACGAGCACGCCCATCGCAAGTGCCTCGTGGTCTACACCATCGGCAAAATCAAGCAGAAGCTGAATGCCTTCACCCAAAAGATCATCAGCACCGAGGAGGGCACCTTTGACCCCGACTCCACCGAGGTGATTATTGTGACCATGGAGCCCATCGGCGCGAACTTCAACTCTATGGCCTTCCTCGCCCACTCCGTGCACAAGACAAAAGTCCGGTTCTTCCAGGCCGCCGCCATTATCAACAATCCCCTCAAGCACATCCTCGTACCTAAGCACGAGCGCGTTCCCGCAAAAGACGAAGAGGCGCTACTGAAATCCATCTTCGCCAAGAAGTCCCAGCTCCCTCTTATCCGTTTCCACGAAGACCCGATCGCCCGACTGATTGGCCTGATGCCCGGTGAAATCGTCAAGATTACTCGTGCCAGTCCTACAGCAGGCGAATGTATCTTATATCGTGTCTGTGTTCCTTAGTAGATGTCGCAGATAACGTTTGCCGACGGTACAAAAGCATCCGTGAATACAAACACCCATTTTACAACGGTGTACGGTGACCCGAACCAGGTTCCCATGACGTGTAAAGATATTCTAAGTCACGCGAGAGTGGCCGGCTCAAGAGCAAATTTTTTGAAAACCTACAACCTCCAGGGCACACAAAATACGAATCTGAAAGTCAACCTGGAATTGCTGAAAGTGCCTATGGAAAACATCGCTGATCAACCTGTAGCATCTTCTCCCGGTTATACGGCTATAGAAACCTATTTATCAAGTGTCCAAAATACCCAGATCCCGGTTCTTCAACTGGTGAACGCCTGTCTTTCCGAGGCGACTTCTCCCGATACGCAGGAGTTGAAGGTGTTGGAAAAAGAGCATGATGAAGCCAAGGCACGCTATGAGGGCATTACAAGTGACGTAGAGCGCGTGAGTTATTACGAAGGATGGTTCCCGATGTTTCGCCCCATGAAAGAGATATCTTTGTTTGTCCTCTTCGGCGTGTCTATGTTTATTATGCTGGTATCCATTTTACTCCTCCTACATGTAAGTGGTATAACTATACACATAACTTTCCCTCTACAGTTTTTCATAGATATTTACTCTTACTTTGGAAATACAATGACTTATTTCTCCTCTTACCTCATCGGCGGTCTAATCGTCGGTTTTATATGTGTAGTCTTCGCTTTTGTTCGCGGGTGGATTTAATCTAGTATAAATGATAGAATGCCGGCAGTAGAAAATAGAAGTACCGTGGATCAATGTGACAAGCTGAATAAAACCAGTTTTCCTAATCTCTGGTTTGATAATGCCACTCCCGATGCCACGGCAATACCTCTTATCGTAGCCGGTGGAGCACTCAACTCATTCACCTCGGCAATAAGTTTGTTGAGCCCAGTCGAACTAGATGCCAACATTTTACTCAATCCTTCTATGACATCCACATATTCCCTAGAGAAGTTTCTCTCAGGTGGGGGCGTGGCGAATGCGAGTGGTGATTTTAAAAAGCTGGGTAATGTCTTATTATCTGTTGGGGTAGCCCAAGGAACTTCTGGCAGGACATATCAGTCCATCGTGGATAATTATTTTGTAGAAAAGCTTGGATCTACTCCTTATACATATAGTACAACTTCCAGCCCGAAGTTAACAGCCTCAATGTTATGGGCACCCTCCGACAGTGCAGCCTTGATAAATGGAACTACGACTACAAGTGTTATAGGAAATCTTATTAAGAATAGGTTATTACTAAGCGAGCGCGAAGTATATAATCCGAGTGATTTTGACCCTAATTTAGCAATACCCCCCGCAAACACAGAATCACTTATGTATCTACAAAGTATTGCCAATTATAGCTCTGGAGCCAGTTCTACTACGGATGGGGGCACAACGAGAACAACAATAACCCAAGGACAGGAGACGCGCAGAACAACCTTGGAGGCGCGCAATCTTCGGTTCTTTGGAGCATGGTTGGCCGAGTACTGCTATTATCGCTCACGCTACAATTGGCTGGTGAAGAAATATTTTCAGATATATACAACACAGCCTTACGCGGCCCCGAATATCACAACAAATTCCACACTCGCCAAATTTTTCGCGGGGCCTGGTTCCGGTCCGAATCAATATACGGAAGCCACAAAGGGGGCATTGCCCCAATCTGAATATCTCCGATGCCTTGTATATCACCTGGCCTGTTTGAATACACGCATGGTCGACATGCGCTTCCTACTTGGAAAAATCAGCGAATATTACAGCGATGTTCAGACAACTATACAGAACGCAGTAAACAGTAACACGACCCTTGGAAGTAATAAGGATTTGACGGATAAAATCGCCATTCTGAACGAGTCCGCTGCGAATGTACAAAAGTATATTACGGAGCGCGATTTTCGCCAAGGTGTGATGGACTATAATTCAGAGAAGAATCGCTACGCAAACATCTTGCTGGGCCTATACGCTTTTTTAAATATCTTGGCGGTGGCCGTTATTGTTCAGATAAAACAGTCTTGAAAATTTATTCCGAGCTATTATTAAATGGCGTCTACAGACTTTGTATTCCCCGCCGTGGATGCGTTACTGAGTCAAAACTTGGCTACGAATATTGATGCTACTGGCATTCAGAACCAGATAAAACAAAGTGAGAATGACAACTTGACGAGTTCCTTGAATATGGCAGACACGAATAGCAACCAGGCACTCCTCTACGGCATGTACTTGAGTCGTAATAAGACAATATCTGATGCTGCTGTGGATCTAACCTTACGAAATAAAATGTTCGATAACGGTACCTCCGAAACATATGCCCGACAGGGAGAAATTAATGAATGGGAAGCCCAGAATAAATTCGATACCCTCTTCTTTTTACAGTGTATGTTCATATATCTAACGGGGTTCATTATCTTGGTATATATGTGGCGCAAAGGTTTATTACCTAGTTCCACTTATTATTACATTATTATAATTATGACAGTTGTACTCATTGGTATCTTCTGGAATCGTTATATGTATACGACCACTTACCGCGACAATCGCTACTGGAACAGGAGGTACATTGGTCTTGATTCGTCACTTAATACACCACCTACAGAGACATGCGAATCGAATGCTGATGGATCAACCGCTATGGCCACACCTGCTTCTGCGAACCCTACTTAACTTTTAGATTTGACGGTAATTAGAATGGCGGTGTCTTTAAAAGATTTCCGAGGGCGCGTGGGCGCTATTATAGATGAAATTACGACTCTGAAATTCAATATTTCAGACTCGTATGATACTTTTATATCAAGCAAGGAGGAAGATGCGATTATAAGAAATCAGAAGAATGATTTTAAAGAAAAACGGAAGATGTATGATCGTCTTTTCCAAGAGGAGGAGTTTCGTGCTCAACAGGCGGGTGGAAAAACTAGGCAACAAACTATACAAGAATATGTGCTCCTGTTTTTCTTTGTGGCGTATTCCATATTACTGAAAGCCGTGTATGGATATGTACATGTCTATTCTGGATTTGGAAGAGCGATGCAAGTAGTATTCTTACTCTCTCTCGCCCTCATACCTATTATAGTAATTATGGTGAAGTTTATGTGATTGGGTCTTTGGCTCTATAGCCCTTTGGCTCTATAGCCCTTTGGCTCTATAGCCCTTTGGCCTAGGAGGCCTCCGGTGCCCTCTCCTTCTCAAACTCGGCCTTTGCCTCGTCGTCAAAGAAGACGGCGCACCGCTTGAACACACCCCCTGGAGCACTCCCGAAATCATCCTCCAACCTCTTCTGTACATCTTGCTTGGTAAGCTTCTTACCAGTCAAGGCGCCCTCATTGCTACGAACCCAGCCCGTATACGCCGTCATAATATCCTTCAGGCTCGCCTCCTCATTCCCATACTCCACCAGCTTCGCACGCACGTCGCGGAAATCCACCATCCGCTCGGCCTTGAACTTGCCATACTGGTCAAAGCTCTCCTTGTACCGATTGCTCTCCTCCACAACCCCCTTTGGCACAGGTTCCATGCCCTTCACCAAGTACTCCGTCTCGTACACGTGTACCAGAAGGCCCAACCACGCTTGGCGCCACTCCAGCAACTTCGTATCCAGGTCATTGTCCCGCAGAAACACATTCGGCGCCCCCTTCTTCAGCTCAGGATCCGACTCATCTACGAACTTGGAGTTAAAGGGAATGGCGCGAATACGGCGCCAGGTGCCACGGTCCATGGAGTGAACCGGCGGAAGCTTGTTACACATCATGAACAGCTTGCCCGAGATGCGGAAACGCTGTTGGTCCTCAAAGAGACCGCGGGCCTCTACCACGTCCTCACCACTGAACTGCTTCATCCTGGACGTGTTCAGAGGCTCGCTGTCGTCCGGCTCCTGGAGATAAATGAACCGCTTGTTCTTGATGGAGATGATGTCCGGATTCGCTGCCCCCGAGTCAGGGCGCTTACGGGTGAGCGCCGTGGCCTGGAGAGACGAGCAGTACTCGCCGAAAGTGTAGCGCATCAGGTCCACAACCTTGGACTTGCCATTGCCACCACCGCCGATGAAGGTGTAGTAGCACTGCTCGCGGTTATTGCCCTCCAGACAACTTGCCATGAGGCGAACGACATAGGACAGCATATCCTGCTCAAGGAAGATCATCTTCAGGAAATCCATGAGTTGCTTCATCTTCGGATCATCCGGGTTATAGGGGACGTAGTCTAGAGCGTCGCAGATCGGATAAATCCGGCCACCCAGCTGGCTCATGTAGTCGTCCGGCCGGCCCTCGCGAAAGATGACCTTGTTCTTGAGGGCTCCGGTCACGGGGTCCTTCACCTGGCACCGAAGGTCCAGAACGCCGTTCGCACACACGAAGAGATTCGGATTCACGTTGAGCTTGTTCGCGAAATCCTCCTCGTGAAAGAGCTCAGTGGCCGCGCGCATGATGCCGCCCTTGAAGTCCTGCTGGTACAAGTGCTTCTCCACCTTGTGCAGGCCCTGGAAACGCTCGCCATCAGGGGACAGCGACCACTTCTTGTACCAGTCCTCATCGGGAATCGCGTTCTCGGCCGCCAGATTGTTGGTGGCACAGTGCGCGTCCCAGCCCTTCTTCTTGAGGCGCAACCTCGCACGAACCACGAGGTCGGCCATCTCCGTGCTCAGCTTCTCCTGTAACTCCATGCCCTGGTTCGTGTGACGCCACGAGTGAATGCGCTCGTCAAAGACATACCACTCCGTGCGCTTTGACTCTACGGACGCGCAGAACTTGCCTTTATAGACGCGCTGGAGTAGGCGAGCAATGTGGAAGTGTGTGTCGTCAACGCGATACTGGACGAAACGGATGTGGTCCTCTTCCACCAGCGCCTTGTATGCCTCAGGGTTGTCCTGGCGCGCCCAGTAGTGCAGGCTCTTCAGAGTGAGCTTGGCACCGGCCGTGTTGCGGGCGAATCCGCGCGCCCAGTCGGCGGCCAGCCTCGTCCAATCGGTGCCGGCAGATTTGGAAGACTTCGCTGAGAACTCCTTCCACGTCTCAAACATCTCCTCGCTCGGCTCGATGTTGGAGAGACACCAGCCGACTTCCATCCAGGTCTTGTAGGAATCGGCTCGCTCCACGGATAGACACTGGAGCGCGATGGCCTGGGCCAACTCCACTTCCTCGCCGTCGTAGGAATCGGGGATATAGACCCCGAGAGGCTTGACCGCAGTGGGAGCAATAGGAGCTGGCACAGCTGCCGCCGGCGCCTGCGCCGCTGCCGGCGCCGCAGCAGCGCGCCCTTTAGCCAGCCGGCTAAACTCCTCTTTTACATCCTCTCGCACCTCGTTGTCGTCCTCAGCCAGATTGTAGCGTACACTGAGAAGCTCCAGAAGCTCCCTGGGCGTGTACTGGCGAATGTCCTCCTCATCCATGGCTGCCGTCTCAGGGTTGTAGGCGAAGACGGAGGCCAGCGCATACGGCGGAATGTCCGGCTTTGACTCCCCGTACAAGAACCAGCCCTGCTTACGCACCATGCTCTCGTCGTAGATGTCCTCGGCGTTCTCATTTGCGTAGCCGATCTCTTGGAAAGACGTCTCAATCGCCTCTTGGTCCAGGAGCCAGGCGCGCAACACCTTTTGCTTCTCGTTGGAGAGACAGATGTCAGGGCACTGGATATGAATGCCGTCCTTCACAATCTTCTTCGTCTTGTCCACGTACGCTTGCGGACGGTAAGAAACAAAGAAGCGGACTAGGCTATACGGAGTCAGGTCAAAGAAGGTGTCTAGGCCCTCCACCATGCTCCGCACAAAGGTGCGAATATGATCCTTCGTAAAGCGGTGTGTTAGAGCGGTATCTTCGGGGAATTTGAAGTCCATGTCCACAAGAATAGGCTTCGGCTTGTCTAGCCGAGGCTGTTCTACCAAATTGACCGGCCTGCGTCCGTGCTTGAACAGGTTGTCGTGGACAATGTCCAAGAAGGTAGAGTACTGGTCGTCAGGAATCATCCACGAGCCTTTGAACTTACCCATACCGCACAAGGACGCCTCCTTGCTGTTGGTGGACTTGTATTTACGCAAGAACTCGTCCAGCGTTTTGAAATTCGCCATGGTGGGACCTTTTCACTGGGCGGCCGGCCGGGTCAACTTTTATTTTTTCGGACTTTGGCCTTTGGCCAATTAAATTTGATCCAACCGCACAGTCCCTTTTAAGGTCCCACAATGGCATCAGAAGATTCATTCCAGTTCTATTCCGGCTCGGCAGATGCGCCACCAGGAAAAGGTGCTGGCGAAACCCTCATCTCGCCCCCAGATACTTACAAGGAGTTGCGGAAGATTGCTGGCTGGCGCCGAGCCCTGGCCAAAGGTGAGAACCTGGACACCATTCTCCCTTTAACACATTCCGCACAACTATGGATGACTCAAGGTAAGACTAAGACTCGGCGAGAAGATTTGGAGAGTATGAGATCTGCTGCTGCCGCGGCAGAGGCCATTCAAAGACCTCCTCCTACACAATCAGAGATGCCTGCTCCCTCCACTTCGCCAAAAAAGAAGAAGACATCCAAAAGGAAGGGTGGTGGCGATGAGAATAACGCTGCTCCGGCCACTGCTCCGCCTGCTCCGCCTGTTCCTGTTCCTGCTGCGCCTGTGCCAGAAGGCCAAGTTATCCAAGGGCTTCTTCCTGAGCCTCCTCCGGCAGATGTACCCGTTCCAGAGGACGGCCCCGGCCCTGAGCAAGAGAATTCCGTTATCCGTTTCTGTCCCACGTGTCGCTACTACTTGTATCTTCAAGTGGAGGGCGAAGAGCAGAATCTATTCCGCGTCTGCCGTTCTTGTGGATACAAGGAGGAAGATGTAAAAGGGGGTTTGGTGATGGAGACCACAGTTCGTGAACATGCCACCGAGGGCTATAAGATTCTGTTGAATGAATACACCCGACAGGATCCTAGGTTGCCCCGACTGAAGACGATTCCTTGCCCTGACCAGGCCTGCGACAGCAATCATGGGAAGGCGCCTTCTGACGTTATTTATATCAAGCACGACGCGGTGAATATGCTCTACATGTACATCTGCGACGTGTGCGGATTCACCTGGCGCTCGGCACGCTGAGCCTTGCTTTGCTTTGCAACGCTCGGCACGTTGAGCCTTGCTTTGCTTTGCAAAGCTCGGCACGCTGAGCCTTGCTTTGCTTTGCAAAGCTCGGCACGTTGAGCCCCGCGTGCAGAAAAATTGATTTTAGATTCCGCCTTTTACCAAAGTCCCGATGCCCCAAATCAGTGTAACCCAAGGCCTCGCTGAGCTGAAACTCTTAGATAAACGCATCAATAAGGAACTCTCGTATGTTTTCTGGGCAAAAGTGAGCACAAAAAACAGCCGAGTGGATGAGGTAGCTCTCAAGAAGAGCGCCCAGGCCGAGTACCAATCCTATATGGACTTGGTCAAACGCCGTGACACAATCAAACGCGCGATAGTCATCTCCAATGCCACGACGCCTGTTAGCATCGGCACCAAGTGGTCAGGCACGGTGGCAGAGGCGATTGAATATAAGGCAAGCCTCACTTATAAAAAGAGCCTCCTCGACAAAATCAAGCGGTGTATGACAACTGTAGATTCTGAATACGCATCCGCAACCGAGGCTCTGGAGAGGCGCCTGGACGGCCTGCTAAGCTCCGAGCTAGGCAAGGATGTGAAGACGAATCCAGAGACAATTACAGCTCTCAGGCAGAGCTTTATGGAGACGAACAAGGTAGAGATTGTGGATCCCCTTGACCTCGTCAAGATGGCCAAGGAGCTGGGTGATGAAATTGACTCTTTTGAGACGAATGTGGATTGGGTTCTCAGCGAGGCAAATGGAAAGACACTAATCACTGTGTAAAAAGCAGGGTCCCCTATGTTGGCGAAGCGCAAATTGACCGTGGCAACAACGATAAGTTGCAACCATATTGTTTACACCGTGGGTTGCTTTACTGCTACACATAGTGTCAACGCACAAGGCTCAACTGGGGAAACACTATCTATAAGGGGTGTATGATGCCTTCGTGGCTAGTATACATATATCTCTTATTTGGGCGTGAATTCCTATCAGAGTTCAGATATTAACTAAGTGGCCGTGTATCGGCGGGGTCTGGTTCGTGCCTTACTCCCTGCTCTCATACGAGCCATTCAACCAGAAGATTTAGAGTTCAATTGGTGTTTTAGCCTTTGGTTAAAATGCTCAACTCTCAACCATCGATAAAATCCAGGATAAAGGTCATAGGAACTGTCAATTCCTCGCAAACCTCCTGGCTGCCAACATAGGGGTTTTTTTCACCGGCGCCTCACAGAGCGGCCGCCTCCCATAAACCCAGATCTCGTGGAAGCAGAACACGTTGGATTCAGGATAAATGAATAATACGGGAAATATAAGGAGGGAAACAGGAAACAAAGAATCGCAAATAAAAACGCAACTCCCTCAGTGTTCCCTATGCTTATGTTATAGCAATAGGAAAGTCTGGCAGAAGCCATTCCATGAATAAACATCAGTAAAAGAATGAATCCTATGCCATAAAAAAAATTAGAAAAAACACGCCCAATATTGCCTATAATCTGTACGCCAGAAGCATCCGTACCAGACACATCCGCAAATCCGCCTGTATTAATCATCGTCCTGAAAGTCTCCATTCTATTATCTTCAAATATAAAAGTTAAGAACCCCAGTACTTCACGGTATTAGTATCCACAAATATCTTCCAGGCTAAGTTTGGCCCGACACGTCGGACACTTCCCCGACTCGCGGATAGCCATTGAAATAGCCTGCCGATCAAACAAATGCCCACAGGCCGTGTATGCGATTGTCTCCTTCGTAAGAGTATCCATCGTGATCGGGCACGCCTCCCCCTTTCCAATCGCATGCTCCATAAATCCGCAGACCACGTGGCGAGGCACGGTGATATTTGACGTGTGGGCTGCCGAGAAATGCCAGCGCTTTTCCACGTCGAGCCCATGGCACACGTGGTAATAAGTACTCGGAAGGATGAGATTCGCGTTCTCAAACATCCACACGAATACCTTGCCCAGGTGGTCAAGCATAATTGATTGGCGGGTCTTCTGCATAAACCCGTAGTAGTTGGTCGCCTCACACGCATTTGTCGCATAGCGGTGGTGCCACACATATTGCTTGGGGCCTTCCTCGGCATCCGTAAGCCACGTAGTCTTTCCAACAAGTCTCTGCGGATTCCACACAGGGTCGCACACCAAATACTTCTCTCCCTTTAACACAATCTCCTCCGTCTTGTACACGAGGTAAATGTCGCCGAGGCCATTTATCCCATTGTGCGCCTTTGCCTTAACGATGATGTATGGATCCATTGCCATTTTCTAACAGTAGGTAGACTACCTACTGGACGGCCGGCTCGTTTCAATTTTTACCCGAATTCACAAAGCGCATACAATCGCGAATAATGCTTTGCGGTATACAACGTGGTGCGCGGAACTCGGTATTCTCGGTAAGACTATACATCCAATCCAGCGATTTGGAACTTTCGGCCAGGGATACGCAGGGCGCAAGAGGAAATACCTCGGATATTTTATTGTGAAACCAGCGTGTCCAGGACTCTCCGAGATTTGCCCGAATACTCTGGATATTCCACAAGGACACCAGTACCTGGAAAATGTTGCGCCCCTCCTTCGGACAAGCATCTAGAGGGGGTAGGCCATCTCCGCGACGTACATCCAAATGCTTTCCCTGGCACGCGAATCCGAAATCTACTATAACAATGCGAAAGGGGAATGTGATGGACTTGGGGACTCCCTTCCAGTTGATGTCTATTTTCACTGGCTCGTCCACGACAATCATATTGTTTATCTTGAGGTCGCGATGGTCTATCTTCAGCTCTATCTCCAGGACTTCTATGATCAGCGCAATCTGTAAAAGGAGAAGGGCGAAACCCTTTTTATCACCCCCCTCTACACTCCTGATACACCACTGTGATACCAGTACGGGATCATAGGCTTCCATCGTAAACCACACATCCCCCGTAGGCTGGTGAGTAAATATGTCGTACACTTTCGGTACACAGGCACTCAGTCCATACATAAGAAGTTCTGTATGTAAATCGCGTTGGAAAGAAGCCTCGTCGAGCAATTTGCTTTCAGGAAACTTCGGCCGTTTCATCGCCACGCGTAGCATGTTTCCAGAAGCATCTTTGCGATTAAACAAATCCACATAACCGAAAGTGCCTTCCCCTAAACTTTTTAGGGGTATGTATTTACAGATAAAACCACCACTTGAATCATAAACTTCCCCTTTTACATTACATATGAGTAGGCCTGGGACTGTACCGAGGCCACTCATCTATTGTGATAAGCATACAATTCATAGGGGTGTTCCATAGACGAAGCTCCCAGAGAGCCGTATTTCTGTGTAAAAGAGGTTGGTGGTTGGCTGTTTAGTCTTTGGTCGAGCGTGTCCCACCAGCGGACGGATATTTCCCGCAGGACGGGCTTGTCCTCGCGCTCAAAAAGAGGGAGGGGGATATATCTGCCGGCCCATTTCCAGAATTGGGCTGCGTGGGTATCTGGATTTATACGCACTCTGGAGCGCCATTGTTGGGGGATTTCTTCGTGGGATGCCGGCGTCCAGCCGTGTGCAGCCAGTTTTTCTCGCCAGGCTTGGGGGTTCTTGCGCTGGTCTATATGGACGAGTTCGTGCTCCATGGTTTCTGCGAGACGTTCTTCGGGGAAGTATGCCGGAAGACAGATCACATTGGGTGCCCGTGTGTGTGGCATTCCGCCCTCGGCGGATGGTGAGAGGATCACCACGGTTATATCTTTGGCTGCTCTAGCAGCAGTCAGTGCCTTTGCAGAAAGGCTCTGGTCTTGCCAGGCAATGTACTGACAAAAAGTACGGGCTTTGGAATTGATAGGACAAGAGGAACAAGCCGATTCATAGGAATCTAGGCTCTCGGCTCTCTGTAAGGTTGCTTGTGCCTGTCTCATTCTGTGTTCTTCGTGGATTTATTGCCTGCGCGCTTAACCGCCCGCATCTCTCTTGCCAGCCGGCCGTCCTCAATGAAGGCCGTCTGTTTGAGGAAGGCGTCCATGGATGACTGGCGCTTGGGGGCAGCCGCGAGAAGACTCGGATCAATCAGTGGCGTGCGAATACTGCCCCTGGAGAGCTTGGGTTTCGCCTGCGCCTGCGCTGCAACAGAGCCGCCAAGCGACTTCACAAACATACTCATGGCCGCCTGGCCACAGGCTTGGAGTCCGCGCCGAAACAGCAAATCCCCCGCCAACTCCTCCCGCTGGACAATGATCTTCTCCGGCGTCTTGCCCCAGCTGGCCGGTGCCACATAGCCAGGCATCATCTCCAACATAATACCAAACAGCTGGGACAGCGGATTCATCAGCTGGTGCTCAATATAATACTCGGCATCCGGCACCAGCCCGTGCTCCGTAATCCACGCCGGCGTCTCCACACGGTCGCCCTGGAGCTTGCTCGCAGCCTGGCCGGCAGGCGGTTTCACATACACGAAGCCGATGCGCTCACCACTGGACGGCGCATTGCCAGGGTCCCGCGCGGTAATCCGATCCGCGAGCACCTTGTGCGCAGGGGGCGAGGCAGCGTACTCGGCCGCCAGCGACTTCGTAATCGTCAGTTGCGACAACTTCACGCGCCCGTCCACCAGCTCCTGGACCTTCTGGCGAACAAAGTCGACCGCCCCCGCCACATCACGCTTGTTGATAAGCATATCAATGGCCCCGCTGTAAATCACCTTGAGCAAGGGAGCATTATCACGCCTCTTTAACACAATCCCCATGCTCGTCTCCTTGAACTCATCTGGCGACTCCTCGTACTTGTTGCCCACATAGCGCTTCTTGCTGAAGATGATGAACGGATAGAATACCTTGTCGTACTCAAAGTCGTGGGGGGCACGGAGGGCTCCCGTAATGAACTTTCCCGCCTCCTCCGTCAGCTCAATCGTCTTCACGATGGCGTCACGGCCCGTGAGAGCTTCGCCGGTCTCCGGGTTCTTCGGACTGAAGGTCACGAACAGCGAATCCGTGTCGCCGTAAATGACCTTGGCCGAGCAACGCGGATCGCCCGCAGCGGGTCCATAGAACTCCTCAATGGCTGCCTTGCTGAACATAATCTGCTTGCGCGCATACGCCGTCACGGATGCGCCCAAGTCCTGGAGGCGAATCTTGAAAGTGCGCGAGCCCAGCTGACCATAAAGCGAGTTCGCCGTGATCTTGTAGGCATTCTGCTCCGCATCCAGGAGCGCCTTCTTGAAGGGATCTTCGGTTGACCCCATCTCCTTGCGCTTCGCCTTTCGCGCGGCCAGCAGTTTCGCCACAATCTCAGGCAGACTCCCTTTTACACCTCCGGCAGGTTGCGCGAAGCGACAGAGACGCGTACCCATGCGAATCTTCTTGGGCATCTTGCGCGTATCCGCTGGGTCAGGACGCAGAATGTCAAACTCAATGTCCGTCCACCTGGTACCTGCTGGCGCATCGCGCTCGGCCTCCACCGAGCCGTATTTGATGGCTACGAGCTTTCCTTCCAGGTCGTAGTCCTTCGTCCACACCAACATGTCGTGGCTGATGTTCTCGCTGATGATGGTGCTCGGGTAAAGCGAGGCGAAGTCACACACACCCACGGGCGCGTCGGTGTAGAATCCAGGGATAGGATCCAGCACAATCGCACCCTCATAGCCTTCTTCTTCCCCTGCGTCTGGACCTGTAGCGCTTTTCTCCGTAGAGCCAAAGGCCGCCTGTGGCTGGACCACAATCAACTGATCGCGGAGCATACAGTCCTTGAAGATAAGCGACTCAATCTTGATACCCTGGCCTCGCGTGAAGATATACGACACAGGCACCGAGCAGACGTTCGCCATGGACATGGCCTCGTTGAAGACCTCCAGCTTCTTGTACAGCTCATACACCAGGTGACAGTCCTGAATACAGTACGCCCCAATCCGCGCCCGGTCGTCGTCCGAGCCACGATGGAGACGGAAGAGTTCCTGGGGCGACACGTCGTCCTTCACAATCGCCCACTTCACCCCCTCCGCGGCCACAATCGGCAGATTCTCCTCTGACACAACCACAATGCCTTCGGCATGAATCTCCGAGATAGCCATCTTCTCCGTCAGATCCTCACCGAGCTCATCCAGGATCTGGACATACCTACCCACGTGAGCATCCCCCTTTTGCTTTGTCTTGAGGAGCCAGCGCTCCCCGCCCAGAGGTTGAATACCTCCCAGTTTGCCACTCAGGAAGGTAGCGCACACGTTGTCCAGTTTGTAAGAGGGAAGCTGGACCTTGCGCTTCACGTGGCCGTACAAGTCAATGCGCAAGCGCCCAGGAGTATTCCACATGTACATCTTGTTGTCGCCGAGTGCCGAGGAGCTCAGGAACTTCTCCTGTAACTTCATCTCGCCCCCGTCGTCAAAGAGACGCGTCATGCGCTGGACGCACTCGGAGTCCTCCAGGCCGAGCTCTACGAGGCGCTCCCACACATAGCGCTCATCAAAGCCAAAGATGTTGTAGCCAGAGAAGACGTCAAAGCCCTCGTCCACTACCCATTCAAACCAGGCGAGTAAGAGATCCGATTCGGTGTCAAAGGTGAGTACTTCGGCTCCAGGAATGGGTGAGCAACCGCCGAGGACGAAGATGTGCTTGGTCACCGTGGCCCCTGAGACAGCCACGGTGCCGATTTGAATGATCGGGTCACCGGCAATCGGGGCTACTGTCCCCAGGGTCTTATCCAGCAGTTCGGTCAGGGCTGCCTCCTTGGAACCACCCTTTGCCCAGATTTCGTTGAGGCTCTCCAACATATGCGCCGAGTCCACGCGCTTCGCAATCTCCTTGGCAAGAGGCACGGACTTCTTGAGGGGCGGAATCTTGATCGTGCTCTCTGCCTTCGTCGTCAGGGCAGCGAAACCCTCTTTGAGAGCGGCAGGTACGAGCCCGGCCTCCGGCAGACGAGCGAGTTGTTTGGCTACCCGGCGATAGCCTTGTTGCGCCATGGGGAACTCCTTGTCGTGGGAGTAGCACTCAATATCCCAGAAGGCGTGTTTGAAAGGGGCCGTCACCACTCCGGCAGGAGCGGCCGAAGGCGAGACGTTTTCCCACAGGGCGGTCAGCCCTGACTCTGTATCAAAGCCGTTGACGGTAATCCATCCACACGGCTGGATGTCGCGGAGGTGGAAGAAGCGGAGCATGGGGTCAATATTGGACTCGTAGACCTCCAGGACCTGTTGCAAACGGAGCTTCGGCTTTTGATTCGCGTCCAGGAGAATCTTGCGCAGGTCGTAAAACATGCCGAGGCTGGGCACGCTGATCTTGAGGAAGGGGAAGAGCTTGCCACCCGTGTAGCCGATGAGCTTCTGTTTGCGCACGAGCTCAAAGTGGTACTTGCCCTGGTTGCTCGCCTGCGTCTTGTTACAAATGAGGTCTTGAATCTTGTTGCGCGTGTAGGATTCCTTGGTGGGCGTGAGGCACTCGGACTCGGGCAAGGCCACAAAGAGAAATGGGCGGAATCCGGTGACTTCGATGCGCACGGGGTCGCCGTTGGCATAGGTGCCAAAGAGGTGAATGATCATTTCGCGATTGGATGTATTGCTTCTATTCATATCGTCCTCGTCGAAGTACTCAACTTCCATTGTATCCTCGGTTGCTCGGATGACCTTCTGGTCACGAGCAATCGCATCAAAGATGTGGATAGGTTTTGACATGGTGGACTGGATTTCTAGTTGGACCGGCGGGTCAATTTTTTATATAGGCCATGTCTTTTGCGCTGCGTCGTCCTGCTGTTCATGGCCACCAGCATTTTATAGAGCTTGCCATGAGTGGCTCTCTTGCCCCCGACCATATTGGAAGGCTTTTTGTAATTCTGAGGAGCCACGGGGGGTGTGGGGTACCTTGTGGTTAAAGAACCATCCTTTGACATCATTCCATCAGGCGGTGAGAAGTTGGACGCATTGTTAAAGATATCCTCATCATTCTCCATTGCGTTCGCGTTCTCGTTTGCGTACGCATTTGCGTACGCATTTGCGTACACGTTCTCGTTCGCATTTGTGTTCATGTACTCTTCCTCATCCTCTATCACATTAGCGTTCGCGTACGCGTTCGCATTTGTATTTGCGTTCGCGTTCACATTCACGTTCGCCTCATCCACCGCATTCGTCCCTTCATTCGCAGCCTCCTCGGCAGCCTCAGCCGCCGCAGCAGCCACAGCAGCGGCAGCCGCAGCCTTTGCCGCCATATTCATATTTTCTTTAGGACTCGTATTGCCTTTCGCACTAGCCACAATATTCTTAATCTGCGCAAGCATGTCCTTAATAGAATTCGCCGATTGTTTCGCATTCCCCGCAGCCTTACGAGCATTATCCGCAGCAACTGTCGTATTCACAATGGCCTTCTGTAGCATATTCCGGGAGGCATTGTTGAGAGCCACCGTATTCGTCTTCACTTTCGCAGCGGCGTTATTTGCGATTTCCGCAGTTTTATTCGCATTCGCAATGACATTATTCATGTTGGTGGGCATGGACAGATTTACATCATTCATGCGAGTGGGCTTGGAAAGTATCTCATTTACCGCATCTGTCTGATTGACAGCATTCGCTTTATCTGTTGTGGCTGCCGCCACAGGAAGAGGTTTCACGTTGACATTGGCCATCTTTACCAATTGATTCACCGACGTCGGGGTGGGAAGAATATTGGTCGGGCCTCCCGGCGCAGAATTCACTTGAACATCCCCTTTTTCATCCACGAGAATCATACTGGGCAGGTACTTCAAATCGGGAACTTTCTTCGCAAAAGGCGAATTGTTGAAGACGTCGTCGCGAATCGCAATCCGGTTATGTTTCGCAGGAAAGCGCATGGAAGGATCCCAAATATTTTTCCGGAATTTCCTACATGCTCCGCACCAAGGCGCATATACGAGAACGTAGGAAACAACTCCGGATTTACCTTTCCCCATGAGCGTCTGCATCATGCCAAGTTTCGCAGAGGTGTCTACGTCCATTGTATTCTTCGCCCTTTTTCTGGTTTGCGCCATCTCTAATAGATATATAGAATAAGAAATGGACTCGTTCACTATATTCCTACTCTTCTGCATCGCCGTAGCTGTGACCACTCTCTTTTTGCGTAGATGGCGCTATTATCCCTTTGGATTTACGAATCCTCAGGGAGGCTTAAAAATTAGTGGAGTCAACGCTTAACTTTTATATTTGAAGGTAGAGCATGGATCATTACACAATTGCTTTTTTATTTCTCATAACCTTTTATTTAATTATAATACTTCTTTTTGCTTATTACCGTCCGCGAAAATCACCCCAACGCTCTGTGAGCGCAGTAACGCTAAGGCGCCCGGCAGGGTATCCGCAAGCTAGATGATACGGTACTTAATTTTGGCATTTCACGGTACTTCACAGCATTCCTAAAAATATAAAAGTTAAGAACAGGGGTTCTTAACTTTTATATTTAAAGGTAGAGTATGGAGACGTGGCTGTTTGTCCTAGGTATTGTCATAATATTTCTTGTATCGGCGATTATCTACTATAGGCCTTCTTCTCTTCAAGAGAACAAGCCTCCTCCGGCACAACAAAAGAAGCCGGCCGATATCATACAAGTACATGATATTTCCGGAAATAAGATAAGCAAACATGCTCGTGGAGTTCCCGTAGATGCTTCTGGAACCCCTGTCTGGATGAATGAAAACCAGAAGGCGAGAGACACCAAAGTCGTCTTCCTGGAGGATACTATTCAAAAACCCTATACCCAAGCGCCGATTCAAAACGTCGATGACTATGAATACAGCATGATATTCAAGAACGAGGGCGACCGCGCCATGACGAAGAAGACCCGCGATTTCCTCATGTCCCAGTACCCCAAGGACTGGTCCGTACAGCCCCCCAGCTCCGACTTATTCCAGCAAGGTCTCCAGGCGTATAATGAGGGCTTTGAAGATACTGCCCGCCCTCCCACGAAACGCTATGATTCCATCAATGGCACGGCGATGGCTCCTCCGGACCAAGCCGCGCAGGAGAGAAGGGAGCAAGAAATTCTGAACACCTACGTTCCGAAAGACCCGCAGAGCCTGACGACGTATAGTGCGGATGACGCCCAGGCACTCATTGAAAAAATATACACTGCGAAAGGCCTCAAGGCCACGTATAAACAGACCGGCGACAATCAATTCCAGATCATCAGCACAACGCCCCTGGACAAGGTCATCACCTACGAAGACGACCCGGCGGCGCCTCTGGAAGCCCCTACATCACAAGGACCAGTGGCGGCGGCGGGCGAGGAGACCATTGTAGTGCCCGAAATTTACCCGACGGGTGGCCTTGACCCCTTTTTCACCCCTGGCGAACAAACGCGCGACGGTCGCTGGAATTACACGCAATTCACTCCTGGTCTGGAGCGTATGTTTGCTCCCACTGAGCCCATGAGCAAGTGGTATTAAAAGAAGGCATAAACCCCGAGCCAAATAATCGGGAATATAGAATGGCCGAACAGCCCCTGGATTCCATTGTCCTCGCCGTGATAGACCTCTTCAAATCTCGCGCGGCCTTCGGCAGCGGCCGTACCGATCTGAAACCCCTGGACTGGATTCAGAATGCGCAAGAAGAGCTGATGGACGGCATCCTCTATTTACAGAAACTTAAGACGTATACAAATCCTCCTCCGCCGCTGCAGCGGGTTCCTTCACAAGAAGAAATCCTCCAGAAATCTCTACAAGGGAATGGATGCTAGACCTATATACAGGTGGACAAAGATACATCTTTCCTTGAATCCGCATACAGGTTCGCAAACCGTGGGCCGCCCCGCCATTGGAGGTCTGAATAATTCCAAGATGCTCCATATGAATCTCGTGAAGAATATCCCACAGTTTCACAAAGGCCTGGCCGATCCATCGGCGCGCAGCGCCTTTCTTCCGTGTACACCAGTCCTCCAGCATTTCCTGTAAGATATCTATTTCTTCCTTGCCTGTAAACATCTCAAGGGCCTGAAGGAGACATTCTCCATCAGCCCCTTCCTCAATCATTTGTGACCAACCGCTTTGACACATGTTATTCCGATTGTACGTATATACGAGGGTCCGCAAATAACCGATCTGACCACACTCAATGAATCCGCGATACGTATGAGGAATCCTCGCATATATCGCGAAGAGTTGTCTTGCGATTTCGCCAGCGTGTGCGTGAAGCGACTTCGGCTTGATGAAGGCCTTTTCTGCTTCGCTTTCGGCAAAAGGAAGTTGAATCCAGTCGGCAATAAAACCCTGGCATATGTCACACGTTGTTGACATTCTAGTTCGAAGGGGACCTATACAGTCCACAGACGCTTAAAACCACTTTTTACGACAGGTAGCGATACAATATGACACGTCATTACCTAGATGACCGCGAACACGGCCTCCGACCTCTGCTCCCAGAGTCCTTCGTAACCGCCCATTTGCCCGTGGGAGATATTTGGATCGGCTGTGAAACGGAGGAAACGCATGTAAAAGCGAATGGGCTCGTCATTGAGCGCAAATCCGCCGCCGACCTAGAAGCGAGTATCCTGGACGGCCGGTACAGAGAGCAACGCGCCAGACTCCTCTCTTACACAGCTGAGAAGAAGGCACATGCCGTCTATATTATTGAGGGATGCCTGGATCGTTTTGATGCTCGCCTGAAACAACCGGCACTCATGAAACACATTACTCGTCTCGCCATACGCTACAAGGTCTCCGTATTCCAGACGGATTCTCTCAAAGGTACGGCCGAGCTTTGTCGGCTCCTCGCCGAGCAATGCGCATCTGACCCCACCACCTTTGAAGTCCCGACGGATCTTTCCTATGTGGAGAGTCGTGGAGTAACGCGGGGGGCGAACTCGGATGATCCAAAGGTCTTTGCCACAAGTGTAATAGGGTGTTGCCGAGGGATTTCTTCGGCGGGGGCTCTCGCCGTTCTAGAGGCGTGTGGGGGGACTTTATCGGGCGTGTGGGATTCTTCTGAGGCAACTCTCGCGGCCGTACAAGTGGGGAAAATGAAACTCGGTGCCGTGAAGGCGAAACGACTGTGGGGGCTTTTACATGGGACTGCTTGTTAAGTATTTTCTATAATGTGAACTGCCAAGCCACCTCTTAACTTTGGCATTTGACCGTATATGTATTATAAAAGGTTATTTTGAATAAAAAGTTTCAAATATACTCCATCGCGAATATGTACATGTCCATCACTTAACGATTTATTCAAAAAACCATTAGTATCAATATAGTTATTATAAACATCAAAGAATATAAAATTATATTCAATGCATTTTTCTTGTAATTTTTGATTAAAATATAAAACATACGCTTTTCTTTCCGCATCTGTTCCTAAAAATGGAAATGCTGGATTTTCACCAGTATTATGTTTTTGAATTGGTGGAACAACGTTGTATATAACTGTTCTTAGGTTATCAAAAGTATCTACTGCTTTTTTTATTTGTGTAAAATAATTATTCACTATACTATCAATAATTCTTGTATAATTGTTGGTTTCTGTTACATGTTTGTGTATATGACACCTGCAATCTATTTCACCAAAAGAAAATATTACGGTATCACCATTATTAACATTGTATTCTTTTTTTATATCAATACCATCGCGCCCAATAGAAAAACACAATTTCGGACCCAAATGATGTGTCTGAAGATTTGGAATACCATCCCAACCAAAATAACAATGACTATCTCCAAAAGTGTGTATTATCATTTTATATTAAAGAATAAAGAAACTTATTTTAGATAAACGTGCACCGTAAACTACAAAACTTAACAATCCCCTCGCTTTATTATGTATTTCGCCGTAGCGATAATTACTCCGGTTGCGTTCCTTATGAGAATAATGAACTTATCGTAAAATTTGCGATTTTTTTGTTTATTGTAATGTTATATGTATGTGGCAGTTCTTATATATGGAAGATTACATAAATGTGTTGAACACTACGAGAATATTGTAAAAAGTTTGGGGAAAGATAATCATGTTGATTTTTTTCTTTCATCTGACAACTCTCCCGAACCATTATTGAATGATTTTATTCGGTTATACAAACCAGTATTATATAATAATAGCCCTATACGCTATGATTATGATTTAGGCAAATATCCTGGTAAGAAGGGTGAAACAAATATTCATAATATGACGTGTCATTTTATCAACAAGAACAGGGTGTTTATATTGTTGGAAGAATATATGAATAAAAAGAATATTCAATATAACTGTGTTGTTTCATTGAGAACTGATTGTTTTTTTAAAAGCAATTTCTCTTTTGATAATTTGGAAGATAATACTATTTATATCCCGCCTGGTGCCGACCATGGAATAAAAGGCATTAATGATCAAGTTGCCTACGGAAAACTAGATGTTATGAAAAAATATAATTCTATAAATCCCGTTGATTTATTAGAGAAAAACCTTTCTATACCTCATCCAGAAACTTTAAATTACGCGAATATACTTTTCCATAAGTTAATATTGGAGAGACCACATCTAGAATATTCTCTGGAGAAACTTGTATTACCAATACGTCTTCATTTGCCTGCGATTCCATACACGATTACACGCCCTGAATTCAGCCACGACGCGTTTACTGGGAAAGTCCTACGGTTTCCCAGGGCCATGATGAGTCGTGGATTTGAGGTATATCATTACGGCGTTGAGACATCTGAGACAGGAGCCACGCAACAGATAGACCTGATGACAAAGGAAGAATGGACGAGCCTGCGTCTTGAAACTATAATGTATTTGGACAAAAAGCTTACCAGGGAACAGGCCATTACAAAAAACAACGATCCTACCCTAATTATTAGTGAATTGTCAAACTGGTCAACGCCTCTCGCGAAAGAATTTAATCGGCGTTTCCGAGAAAAACTCCGAGAAAATTATCGTGGAAAGCAAACGGATCTTGTATGCCTCCCTCTCGGAAGAATGCACGAAGCTGGGATAACAGGCCTCTCTTGCACGCCAGTAGAAATTGGCATTGGTTATTCAGGCTCTTTTACAGATTTCCGGGTGTTTGAAGCGTATTCCTGGATGTCGCGCACCCTCGGCGTAGAGAAAAAACAGCCACAAAATTATTGGTTCGTTGTCCCGCACGCATTTGACATAAATGAATTTAAGCTCTCCCTCAAACCCGTACCGAAACGCGTCGGATTTCTTGGACGACTCACTAACCTGAAAGGATGCGGAATAATCAAAGAAGTCGCGAAACGATTCCCCGATGTAGAATTTATCTTGTGCGGTCAAGGGGATCCTGCGCCGTTCTTAGACGTCCCCAATATTCTTTATAAACCTCCGATCCACGGCGAAGAGCGGTCCGAATATTTAGGAAGTTGCGTGGCATTTCTACATCTGGCCAAGTACTTGGAGCCCTTTGGGTGTGGTCCCGTAGAGGCACAACTCTGTGGTACTCCCGTGATTTGCTCTGACTGGGGCGGTATGGCTGAGACGGTGGAACAGGGGCGCACGGGAATGAGAGGCCACACCGTGGCCGATTACTGCCACGGTGTCCAGATGGCCTTGGACGGCAAGTTCGATCGCTCCGATATTCGTAAACGGGCTGCCGAACTTTTTGACATGTACAAACTTGCGCCCCGCTATGAATACATTTTCAAGAGTATTATTGACATATATACGCCTGGAAAAAACGGCTGGTATTCACCCGACACGCATATTGCCGCTGCCGCTGTGCCCGCTGCGGCCACTAAACCATGGATAGAGAGCTCTATAAGACCAGGAACTGCCAATAATATACGACTCCATGTCCCAGCCATTCCATACACTATTACACGCCCCGAGTACAGCCACGACGCCTATACTGGCAAGGTTCTCCGTTTCCCACGGATGATGATGAGTCGAGGGTTTGAGGTATACCACTACGGCGTGGAGACATCTGAGACAGGGGCCACTAAAAACATTGATCTGATGTCAAAGGAAGAATGGACAAATCTTCGCATAAAAACGTGGCAGTTCCTCAATCCCAAACTCACCCTTGAAGAAGCCACCAAAAAGAACGAAGATCAAACAAATATTGTGAGTGAACTCTCCAATTGGAATTCCCCTTTAACACTTGCGTTCAATGCGCGCTTCCGCGAAAAACTCATAGAAAATCACCGCGGAAACAAAACGGACATTGTGTGTATTCCCCTCGTGAAAACATATGAGAAGGCACTGGAGGGATTGGGCTACACGGTCGTTGAAAGTGGAATAGGCTACGAAGGATCCAAGCTGGCCTACAGAATCTTTGAATCATACGCCTGGATGTCGCGCACTCTCGGCGTAGAAGATAAACAGCCGAACAATTATTGGTTCGTCATACCGAATTTCTTTGACACCAGCGAATTTAAATTGTCGCTCACCCCAGTGCCAAAACGCATCGGATTTCTTGGAAGACTTACGGGCACGAAGGGCTGCGGAATTATTGTAGAAATTGCGAAGCGATTTCCCCATCTCCAATTCATCCTCTGCGGTAGTGGAAATCCAAAGGACTATCTCACCCAGCCAAATATTGTGTACAAGGAGCCAATCCACGGCGAAGAGCGCTCCGAGTATTTAGGCAGTTGTACGGCGGTACTGTGCCTGAGCAAATTCCTGGAACCTTTCTGCGGAGTCGCAGTGGAGGCGCAACTCTGCGGAACTCCCGTCATTTGCTCTGACTGGGGCGGTATGGCCGAGACCGTGGAACAGGGGCGCACGGGCATACGCGGCCACACCATCGCCGATTACTGCTACGGTGTCCAGATGGCCTTGGATGGTAAATTTGACCGCTCCTACATTCGTAAACGCGCAGCCGATCTCTTTGACATGTACAAACTCGCCGGCAATTATGAGTACGCGCTGAAAAGTATTTTGGATATACACACCCCCGGAAAAAACGGCTGGTATTCTCCCGATACTCATATACGGGCCATTCTTCCTGCGAAAAAGAGGATCTTCATATGTATTCCGTATTACGGCGCATTCCCCAATTATTTCCAGCTCTATTTGGACTCGGCGGGAATGAATGCCGATATACTCGCTGTGATACTCATCACAGACATAGACACCTCCTCTTACACAGTTCCAGCGAATGTCTTTGTCTATAAAATGCCCAGGCAGGATGTACAGAAACGCGCAGCAAAATTCATCAAGGATATATACGATAAAACCGTTGCTCCCGAAGAACTCTTAAAAGATAATTACAAGTTCGTGGATTTTAAAATCGTGTACCCAATCTTGTTCGCGGATATGTTAAAGGAGTTGGGTGCTGGTCCTCAGGATTTCGTAGGATGGGGAGATATTGATCTGATCTATGGAAAGTTGTCCAATTTCATACGGTTGGAAGAAGGCTACGGAATTCTTGGAGGATGGCACGGCCATTTCACGGCGATTGTGAACGACGAAGAATTCAAATACAATTTCAAGAACATTCCGAATTATCTAGAGCTCATTACGGATAACCGAAAAACATTTATCACGGATGAAATCGCCTATAGAGAGCCGTTGAAGGCGTATTTGGCCAGAAAGAACATCAAGGTCTTCTACACGAATGCCTCGTTTTGTGATATAGTACCACCCTGTTTTTTCCATTTATCTAGAGCAGACCACGCGAAATACACGAATAATTTCTACGATCTCTATAACGCGAAAAAAAGTATAGAATATTTGTATTATGATAAGGAGAACTCTAACTTGTCTGTGACGTATGATACGGGCGAAACGCGAGATGTTCTTTACTGTCATCTTCAGAAAAGAAAGATGGCGCTTCCGTTCCGTTCCTATGAAAAGGGATATTATATTCAAGAGAATTCCTTTGACACTACAAACATAAAGACGTATGCTCAGCTGGGACAAGACACGGA